TTTGCCTTCTATGTGGTGACGCAAACCTTCAACCAGACGGTGATCTGCCACTTCGGATCCGCGCTCGGGTCCAGCGTCCAGGTCTACCTCACGCGCCAGACCGATGGCAGCTTGGCGGCCTGGCGCGCGGATCCCGGCAGCGTGCTCCTGGGGACCAGTGCCCCGGATCTGGTCCGGGAGGCCCAGTGGTACTACATCGAGTTCAAGGCGGTCATCGACGCGGCCGCCGGCGTGATCGAGGTCCGGATCAACGGGGTGACGGTGCTCCTGTTGACGGGGATCAATACCTTCGCCAGCATCCAGGTCCCGAGCCCGGTCCTCACCCTGATCGGCTTCAACAACGGATCGAACTACACCGCGTACATCGACGATGTCTACGTCCTGGACGAGACCGGCGCCGCGCCCTGGAACACCTTCCTGGGGGACGTGCGGGTCGAGTACCTCCGCCCCGACGGCGCCGGCGCGCACCAGGACTGGGATCTCATTGGCGCACCCTCGCACTGGCAGGCGGTCGACGATGCCGCGGCGCCCGACGATGATCTCACCTACATCCACACCGCGACGGCAGGGCTGACCGACACCCAGACCTACCTGCCGACGGGGCTCCCCTCGGGGACGATCTTCGGGCTGCAGGTGAACCTCTACGCGCGCAAGACCGACAGCGGGCCGCGCTCGATCGCGCCGGTGATCCGCCATGCTGGGGGGGATCACACCGGGCTCGACCTGCAACCGAGCTTTCCGGTCTATCGGTACCTGATCCAGGTCTACTCGCTCAACCCCGGGACCGGGCTCGCCTGGACGATCGGTGACGTCAACGCCGTCGAGGTCGGAGTGACGGTGACCGTGTGATCTTCCAGTACCAGCAGAAGGCCGAGCCGATCCTCCCGCCGACCGGCGCGGCCGACTCGCCGCCGCTGGCCTGGCATCCGACCTTCCCCGACGCGGTCCCGCATCGCCACCAGGCGTGGATGCGGGCGATGCGGGTCGACCCGCCGCTGCCGGCGAGCCTGACCGAGGTCCGCGTCAGCCAGGCGCCCACCGAGCTGATCTTCGCCTACGCAGCGCCGCTCACCCGCGTCAGCCAGGGGGCGGTCGAGATCCTGACCCAGTACACCATCGGCATCCGCAAGGTGCGCGTGAGCCAGGTTGCGGTGGAGGTGATCTATCCCTACGGCTGCTACGTCTTCGTCCCGCCCCTCCCGAACTCCTGCCCCGTCCAGCTGGAACCGGATCCCAATACCGCCCCCTGCGCGGACGACACCCCGAATTTCTCGTAGACTAGGACCGTGCCCTACACCATCTCGACCCTGGCCGACCTCAAGGTGGCGCTGGTGGTCCGGGTGGACGGGTCGGTGTTCTGGACCCCGGAGGAAGGCCGCCTCGCGCTCAACGAGGCGCTGCGGGACTGGAACCTGCTGACGGGGCGCTGGCGGCGCCGGCTGACGCTGTCGACGATCGCGCCCGTGCTGGGCGTGCCGACCGTGGAGTACGACCTCGGGGCGACGATGACCTACGGAATGCGGGTGCGGATCGGGACCAACCCCGGGCTGATCCCCACCTCGATCTTCGAGCTGGACCTGGCTCGATCAACCTGGCGCGCCGAGACCATCACGAGTGGGGGATCCGTCCCGACCCGCACGATCCACTGGGCGCCGGTCTCCATCCAGCGGATCGCGATCTGGCCCGCGGTGGCGGTCGCCGGCGTGAATGACCTCTTCGTCGACGGCGTCGCAAACACCCCGGTGCTGGTCGAGGACGGCGACTTCGTCGACATCGGCGAGGACACGGTCGACACGATTGTGGATTTCGCGCTGCACGTCCTGGCGTTCAAGGAGGGTGGCGCGCGCTGGAAGGCGACCGAGCCTCGCCTGACCGACTTCCTGCAGGCGGCCGCCGAAGAGAACGGGCTGCTGAAGAGTAGCCAGGCGTTCCGGCGCTACGCGGGGTTGGACCGCAAGCGGGATCTCCAGAAGCTGAAGGATGCGCCGAACAAGGTCGCCGAGATCCTCAAACCGGAGGGTGGCGCATGATCGACCAGGATCTCCTCACCGAGCTGCAGTACGCGCTGCTGGAGCCCCCCGACGGCGGGGCGAGCTGGCCGAGCGAGATCTGGACGCGCGACGAGGTGCTCGACAATCTCGACGCCGCGCTGCGCTACCTGCTGCGGACCACCCAGCTCGTCATCACCAGGACGGAGCTACCGGTGCTCGGGAGCGCGCTCAGCGTCGCTCTGCCGGCCGACTGGCTCGCGACCGGCGCGCTGGTCTGGCGCGCGCTGGATGGCAGCCGGACGCCGCTGGGGCCGGTGGACGCCTTCGAGAGCGACCTGGCGCTCCCTAGCTGGGAGACCGCGCCCGGGCTGCCGTTGGCCTACGCCGACCTGGACGGCGCGACCTTGACGCTGAAGCTCGTCCCGACGCCTCTGGCCGCCGGCACCGTGGAGCTGCTCTATGTCGCGCGGCCGCCGGCGGTCACCGGGAGCGGGGGCACCTTGCCGGTGCCTGACGAGTTTGTGAGTGGGATCAAGTACTACACCCTCGGGCAGATGCTCTCGAACGTCGGGCGGCTGCTGGACCCGGAGCGCGCAGCGTATTGTGACCGCCGGGTGGAGATCACCCAGGCCGCGGCGACGATCATCCTTGGAGGGTGGGCGTGATCCGGGATCAGCGCAACGAGTGGCCAGCGGACGCCCCGATTGGGACCTTCGATATTGAAGAGGGCGCGATCGCCACGTACCCAGGCGCGACCGCCCACCTCTCTTTCATCTGCCCGAACGGGCGACGTTGCGCCGTGCTCCTCGGCCCGACGCCAGTCCCCAAGCCGACGCCCGAGAGCCTCTACGTCTGGGGCTGGGACGGCGACTATGACCACCCGACGCTCACGCCCTCGATCAACTGTCGCGCGGTGAAGGACGACGGATCCCCTGCTAGCGGCTGTGGCTGGCATGGCTACATCACCCGAGGGGACTATGCCTGAACAGGGATCCCGGCGTGGCGACCTCGTCACCAAGGCGTCCTTTACCGGCCCATTCGACAACCACCCGATCCGCTTCGGGATGCTGGGGCTGAACCTCAAGGACTCGCTCGACGTGCTCGAAGGCTGGGCGCGGCACACCAACCTGGATCACGACAACAACGGCGAGGTGACCACGCGCCCGGGACAGACCGCCTTCGCCACCGCGGGGACTAAGCATCACTCGGTGCGCAAGCTGCGCGACCCCCAGGCCGGCGTCGACGTCCGGATCTGGGGCATCGACACCAACCTCTATCGGGGCGTGTCGGGGACGCTCGCGCTGATCGACGGTGGCTACTCCGGCGACTTCCTGACCCTGGTCCCCCACCGCCCGCCGCTCTCGGGGGATCCGTGGATGTTCGTCGCCGACCGCAACAAGATGAGCAAGGTCCGGGCGGACGGGCTGACCCTGCCGATCGGCCTGCCGGCGCCCTCCGCGGCCGCGGCCGTCGCGCTCGACCGCGAGTTCTCCCGGATGATCTGCGCCTTCGACACCAGTGAGGGATCCGACGCGGCGACCTGGGTCGGCACCGCGGGCAACGACACCCAGGGGCATCCCTCCGGCATCGGGTCCGTCACCAACATCCCGGGCGCGATCGCCGGCAATGGCTGCTACTTCACCACCAACGTCGGGGACTGCACCTCGACCTATGACAGCTGGTGGGGGCACGCCGCCTCACGCGTCCTGACGCAGCTCGACCCGGTGACCGGCCCCCCGGGATCCGTCCCGGCGGTCGACGAGGACATCCTCCACCTCTGGCTGCTGACCTCGCACCCGCAGCTGGTGCAGGAGATCCGGATCTACATCGTGGTCTCCCCCGTCTTCGATCCACACGTCCTCCCAGGCACCGACACCTCGGGCACCGGCAAGAACAGCGACGCCTACGTGAAGAGCTTCCGCGCTGATGACTTCGTGCAGTTCATCCAGCGCGCCCAGACCCAGATCGACGCGGCCGAGACCGCCCGGGTGTTCGCGCTGCGGGATCAGGATCTGCAGAACCGCAAGGTCAACGACACCCGCGATTCCTGGGCGGTCGAGCGGGCCAACGTGGATCCCGCCCGCGCGCAGTCGATCCAGATCGGCACCGGCAGCAATCAGTGGTTTGGGGTCGGCCAGGTGGGATCCTCCCTGCGCCGCGGCGACTTCAAGCGCATCGGGATCACCACCGGCGCCGACTGGGGCACGGTCACCGGGATCGTCGTCTACATCAAGCACAACATTACCGAGACCGCCCAGATCGTGGCGATGGGGCTCGATGATATGTACCTGACCGGCGGCTTCGGCCCCGACACGGTCGCGCCCGGGGCCCAGCCCTACGACTATCGCTACACGCACTACGACCCGAGGACCGGCGCCGAGAGCAACGGCGCGCCCGAGATGGCGACGGTCGACTTCATCGACTCGCTCCGCCGGCGGATCCTGGTCACCCCGGCCGCGTATGGCAACGGCGCGATCCGGCAGCGCTTCTACCGCCGCGGGGGATCCATCATCAACGATTGGGATTTCCAGGGGACCAACAGCGCAGACGGTGGGACCTTTGTCGACGACCTCACCGATGACGAGATCCTGGCGGCCGGCGCGCTGCCCGAGGATCACTTCCAACCGGTCCCCACCGTCGACGATGCCGGCAATACGATCCTGGCCCAGCCGGTCGCCTCGCTCTGGGGCCCGCTCGAAGGGATGCTGATGGCGTGCGGGGATCCCTATCGCCCGGGGCATCTCTACTGGAGCAACGCCGACAACCCGGATCACTGGTCCGCCTTCGGCAATGTGGAAGTCTGCCCGCCCTCGGAAGTGCTGCAGCACGGGGGGATCGTCGGCCATCAAGCCTTCGTCTTCAGCCGCGAGCGCCTCTACACGCTCTACCCCAACCTGGCCGGCGGCACCGGGATCGTGTCGGCGCCGACGCTGTGCAAGCGGGGGCTCTCGCTCTCGCGCACCGCCTTCTGCGTCGGGCCCGGGGGGATCTACTTCGTCGCCGAGGACGGCTTCTTCCGCACCAACGGGGGGCCGGAGGAGTGGATCGGCCGCGACATCCAGCCACTGTTCGAGGGGCAGGCGCGCAACGGGCTGCTCCCGATCGACAAGACGCACCCCGAGGCGATGTCGGTCACGCCCTGGGAAAACAAGATCTACTTCACCTACCTCGATACCGGGGGATCGACGCAGACCCTGGTGTACTCGATCCTGAACAAGTTCTGGCGGCACTACAGCTGGGGCCGATCCCCCCTCCGGCTCCAGGGCGAGGACGAGGCGACCCTCCTCATTGGCGGCGCCAGCTCGGGGACGACCTATACCCACGACGGGCTCACCGACAATGGCGTCGCGATCGCCTGTGTGATCCGCACCGGCGCCGCCTCGGGGGGCACACGCGAGGAGAAGCTCTTCGGCGATATGATCCTCGACGCCGACCGCGCCGGCGTGATCCTCACCGTCCGGAACTTCCTCAACGAGGAGACGGTCACCAACCTGGCGCAGACCCTGGACACCGGCAGCGGCCGCGAGCGCTACATCCTGGACGCCTTTGGCGAGGCGCCCCAACGCGCGCACTCGATCTCGACCGAGATCACCTGGAGCAGCAGCGAGGGCCTGCCGGTCCTCTACCAGCTCGCCTACGCGATCACCCTGCAGCCGGACATTACCAACCGTCGCGTGACGAATTGGGACGATCTGGGCGGCGCCGACGAGGTCTACCTGACCGGGGTGACCTTCGACTGTGACACCGGCGGGGTCGCGAAGACGGTGCTGATCGAGCGCGACTTCGGCGGGCAGAAGCTCACCGTCGCCACCCTCACGGTGAATTGCGCCGGCCGGCACAAGGTCAAGTTCTCCTGGCCGGCGGTCCCGGCCAACCAGGTCCGCGTCCACCCCGAGAGCGAGGCGTGCCTCTTCTGGCTGCTCTACCGCGCCGACTGGATCTTCCAGACTGAGCCGCCGCGCATCGCCGCCTGGGACGTGCACTTCGAGAACAGGTGGGATCAGTACCACACGGGGCTGGACCTTTATTGCGACACCTTCGGGCTGGAGAAGCGGATCCGGATCTCGGTCGACGGGGTGTTCCTCACCAACGATCTGGCCGGCGGGCTGACCTACTGGCCGGTCACCACCACCGCGCGACAGGTGGTGCACCTGACGATGCCCTGGGGGCGCGGCCACGTCTACCACTTCGAGGCGATCGACCTCAACCCGGGGATCCTCTACGAGCATCGCTGGCACCTCGACCCGGAGCCCACCGAGCAGGCCAACTGGATCCAGAACTTCTCGATCCTGGGATCCCGGGCGGACAAGTGGCTCAAGGCGGTGGTCTTCGAGTGCGACACCTTCGGCCAGGACAAGCAGGTCACGATCGAAGCCGACGGCGTGGTGGTCGAGACCATCGCGGTCAACGCCAGCGGCCGCAAGGTGGTGCAGCGCGCGCTGGCGGTCCAGCAGCTCGGGCGGGTGTGGCGGATGTTCCCGGTCGACGGCAACCCCGGGCGGCTCTATAGCGCCCAGCCGGTCTTCGACGAGGAGCCCTTCCAGCTCGATCGCTGGGAGACCCAGGAGACCAACCATAATCTCCCGGGCTGGTTCTATCCGCTCTGGGGGCACATCGTCGTGAAGTCGACCTTCGACGTGACCCTCACCGTGGTGATGAGCGCGAACCAGACGGGCCGGCTGATCACCGAGACCTATGTGATCCCGGCGACCAGCGGGGTGAAGCAGCGCCGATTCGTCACGTTTAGAGCCGGGAAGGGGGTGCTGATCAAGTACCTGCTCACCAGCGAGGCGCCCTTCTTCCTCTATCGCGACGAGACGGTGGTCGAGATCCAGCCCTGGGGTGCGCCCACCACCGTCCGGATCCGGCCCTTCGGCAATGACGATCAGGATCCCACCCGCACCATGGCCAATGCGGCGGTCTCGGCGGCGACGCCCGGTGGGAGCGCGGACACCATCCGATGATCGACCTCCCGGGCGTGCGGCCGATCAAGCGGATCTACCCGCACGTCGACGAGATCACCGACTTCAACGCGCAGCAGAGCACCAAGCTCGCCTGGGACCGGATCCACGACCTCGAAGAGCGGCTGCAAGCGGCGGAGGCGGCCACCCTGGTGCTCGCGGCCGCGCACGACACCACCCAGACGCAGATCGCCGCGGCGAAGAGCACGGCGGATAATGCCCTCGCGATCGCGCAGCAACCGAGTGTCGGGCCACCGGTGCCGCCGGTCACCGGTCCTGGGGGCGGGCCGCCGATCGGCCCTCCGCCAGGCGACCCGGGCAGCCAGACCAACCCGATCATCGCGATGTCGGCCGACCCGGCGGCGATCGCGGCGTCGGTGCGGCTGAGTCTGCAGTCCTACGGGATCGGCTTCAACCCGAGCGTCGATCAGTACTGGATCGACCATGCCAGCACGGTCGGCCAGTTCTCCAACGGCAAGTGGTACTTGGGCTGGAACGCCTACTGGCACGCGCGGGCCAACCCCTCGAACACCGGCAGCGCCGACCCGAACCTGGGTGACGAACCGTCCCCCGCCGGGTAAGTGAGCCCGGTTTCGGGGTACACTCCGGCCCATGTCGCCTATCGGGGAGGCCCCGCCGGCGGTGGTGCTCCCCCTTCGACCGACCTACGCCACCCGCGTCCTCCCGCCCGCCGAGTGGGACCGCCTGCAGGTGCTCCCCTTTGCGGCCAATGGCCTGCCCGACCCGGATAGCACGATCATCTTCGTCGACGAGACTCCTGGAGGTGAGATCGTCGGCATCTGGGGGATCTTCCTGCAGCCGATGCTGGATGGGCTGTGGGTGCATCCGGACCACCGCTCGACGATTGTCGCCGGCCAGCTGCTCAAGGCGGTGAAGACCTTCATGCTGGAGACCGGGGTGCGCGCCGCCTTCACCCAGATCTCCGAGCCCGGGGTGATGACCCTGGCGCACAAAGCGGGGTTTACCCGCGCGCCCGGCGATCTCTGGTGGCTGCAGGTGCAGCCGGATCCCCCCACCGAGGAGCCCTAATGCCTGTCGTGCCTCTGGCGATCATGGCCGGCGGGGCGATCATCTCGCACTACGCCAACAAGAAGGCTACCGCCGACGCGGCCAAGCGCTCGCCTGAAGAGACCGCGGCGCAGGGGGCGGCTAGCACCGGCGCGACCACGCTCCAGGACAAGGGCGCCGAGTCGATGACCACCGGCGCCGACACCCAGCGGCCGGCGACCAACTACTACGACACCCTGCTGCGGGGGGATCGCGCGTCGGCGGCGCAGGCGACCGCGGCCCCCGCGGCGCGGATCACCGACATCTACTCGGGCGCCCAGAAGAACCTGGAGCAGCAGGGCGTGCGGGGTGCGCAGAAGGATGTGGCGAGCGCCGACCTCAATAAGAATCGCGCCTCCTCGCTCGCCGGGCTGGTCACCGGGGTCCAGCCGGCGGCCGCGGCCGCGCTCACCTCGATCGGCCAGACGCAGCAGGCCCAGGGGATCGGCGCGACCACCTCGGGCAACAGCACCTTCACCAACCTGCTCGGGCAGGGCCAGCAGAACCGCCAGGCGGCGCAACCCGCCGGCACCTCCGCGGCCGCGAGTGTGGGATCCCTGGCGACCGGCGCGGCGAAGCTCTACACCGACTGGAGCGCGAACCGGTAATGGGCTTCCTGGACGGCTTCCTCGGCGGCGTCGTGTCTCAGCACCAGCGGATCGAGGATCAGAACCGCGAGGATGCGGCCTCGTCGCAGCAGCGCGAACAGGCGGTCCTCCAGCACCTCCTCAACTCGGACGACCCCGAGATCAAGAAGCTCGCCGTCGCGGGGATGCTGCAGTCGACCCAACCCAAGAAGCGTAAAGGTGGCTTCGCCGGCTGGCTTGGCGAGATGCAGACCAACCCGCACATGGACAAGATCAGCGCGCTGGTCGCGCAGGATCAGGCGGTCGGGCACACGGTCCCGACCGAGGTCGCCCATGCCGCAGGGCAGCATGTCGCCGCGGGGGATCCGGGGGCGGGGGTCGCGGCGATCACGACCGGCGTCGCCGATCATGGGCAGGGTCCGACGGGGACGGCAGGGAACCTCGGGACCAGCCGGACGGGTGCGACGCCGCCCTTCATCGATCCTGCGCAAGCTGCACGGATGCGACCGACGGGCCTCCCGCCGCTCGACATGAGTGGGTACACGGGTCCGCCGCCGCCGGAAGCCCCGACCACCAGTGCACCCGCGGGATCCCCGGCCGGATCGCCCGTCGCGTCGGGTGAGGCGCCTGGGCCATCGGTCCCGAGTGTGGTCACCAGCCCCGAAGCGCCCGCGGCCGCCGGCAGCGCGTCGATGCCTGGGGAGAAGTCGCTCACCGAGGTGGGCAGTGCGCCGCCGGCCCCGACGTCGGCGCCTGCGCCAGCGGCCGCTCCCCAGACCGCGGTCCCGGCCGCCCTGCTCGGCCAGCCCAAAGCCCCGGCGGATGCCGCGGCCAGTCCGATGGCGCCCCCGACCTCGGGGATGGTGGGCTCGACCCCGCCGGCGGCCGTCGCGGCGACGACCAAGCCGGGGATCCCCCCGACCGCGATCCTCGGCCAGGCCCAGCCTGCCGCGCAGCCGCCCGTCGGCGCCGGCCCTGGATCCCCCCGCGGCGACGTCTTCCGCACGCCCGAGACCCAGGCGCGCCTGACCAAGAAGGCGCAGTCCCAGGGCGACGTCGAAGGCGATGTCGCCGGCTATGTGTCCATGGGGATGAGTCAGGAGGAGGCGGTCGCGCAGGTGCGCGCGGAGCGGATCCGCCGCGGCACGGGCACCGCCGGCGGCTACCAGGGCGTCGCCGGCGAGATGCCGGATCCGGAGAATCCCGGGAAGACGATCCGGGTCAACGGCGCCTTCGACCGCGCCAAGGGGACCTACGTCGGGACCGACCCCGACTCGCCCTACTACGGGATCCCGATCCCCGGGTTTGTGAGCCGGCAGACGGGCGCACAGGGGCAGACGCCCGAGCAGATCAAGCTCAATACCACCGCCCGGCTCCAGGCGACCAACGAGGCCAAGCTCGATGCCCCGATCGGCGTCACGGCCGCGGAGCGCTACGGGGTGCCGGCGAACACCACCTTGCGGCAGCTGACCGACAAGATCCCCCTCAGCCAGGCGGACCAGGACAAGATCCATGGGATCTCCACCCTGGAGGGATCCCTGAACACGGTCGAGAGCCTCCTCCCGAAGGTGTTCCCCGACGTCGGGACCGGCTTCGGCGCCCGGATCAAGACCGCGCTCTCCCTCTTCTCCCAGAGCGCCGGCCGGCAGGTCGACATCACCGCGCTCAACGCCGCGATCGCCTCGACGATGGCGGGGATCGTGCGGGCCAACGGGATCACCCAGCGCCTCAACGTGAAGGAACTCGACCTGGCGCAGCAGCAGATGGTCAATACCTCGGTGCTGCACGGCGACACGCTCGACTCGGCCCAGGAGAAGATGGTGATCCTGCGGGATCTGGTCTCGCGGGTGCAGGTCGGGCCGCTGGCGCAGTCGGTGCCCGGCGCGACGCCGCCGGTCGGTGCGCCGCCTCCGCCGCCGGGAGCCTCCGCTGCTGTGGCGCCGTCCGGAATGCCGGCGCCGGTGGCGGGACCTCCCCCGGCGGCGGGGGCGGCTCCAGCGGCCGCGGCGACGCCGGCTCCTCAGAAGGCGGGCGCGGCGCCGGCCAAGGCGCCTGCGAAGGCGACCCCGGCGAAGGCGGGGACCCCCGCGCCGGCCGGCTACACCATGGTCGGCGGCGTGCTGTACTTCAACGGAAAGCCCTACTAGATGGATCCCCTGGACGTCGGGGGACCGCCGCCGGCAGCCGACACGCCGACGGCCGCGCCGGCCGCGACGACCCCCACCGCGACTGCCTCGCGCCCCGCCACCCTGCAGGACATCGCCGAGGCGGAAGCCAAGAAGCAGGGCGTCGACCCGCGCCTGGTGCACGCCGTCATCAATACCGAGTCGAGCTGGAACCCGGCGGCGAAGTCGCCCAAGGGCGCCATGGGGCTGATGCAGCTGATGCCGGCGACCGCGGCGAAGTGGAAGGTCGACCCGGCCGACCCGGTGCAGAACATCCGCGGCGGGGTGAGCGAGCTGAAGGCGCTGTCGGTCGAGCACAAGGGCGACGTCACGATGATGCTGCGGCGCTACAACGGATCCCCCAAGGCGACGCCCGAGGCGACTCAGCCCTATGTCGACAAAGTCCTCGGCCAGCTCAAACCCTCGACACCGCCGACCCCCGGTGAGGACCCCGCGGCGCCGGCCCCGACCGTCGGCACGCCCCCGCCGGCTGCCCCTGAAGGCTGGGGCGCCTGGGCCCTCCGGCACGGCAAAGATCTGGCCAGCGCCTTCGATCCGCGCACCCCCGCCGGTCGTCAGACGCTGGCCGGGGCTGCCGGCGCCGCGGGAGCGACGGCCCTGGTCACCGCCACCGCTCCCGTCTCGCTCCCCGTGCTCGGCCTGGGTGCCGCCACGGCGGGCATCCTGGGCGCCGCCGGTGGTGGCATGTTGGCGGAGACCGGAGAGCAGCTGGCAGGGACCAAACCGCCCAGCGGCGAGGCCGCGCTGACCGCCGGCGCGACCCAGGGCGCCCAGGAGGCCGTCGGGCACGGGCTGATGTGGCCGGTGCAGGCGGTCGGCCGGCGACTGATCGGCGGACGGGTGGGGCGCTACGCCGCCGAGGCGATCGGCGCGGCGAAGACGGCGACCCTCAGCCGGCTGCAGACGGCCCTGGATAGCTCGACCGCACTCCTCCGGACCACCAAGGCCACGGCGAAGGAGGCGAACGCCCAAGCGGCGACCTCAACCAGGGGGATGGTCACCTCGGCCGCGAATAAGGCCCGCCAGGGCGTCCAGGCGGCCTCCGACCTCGGCGAGGGCCGAGTGGGCGTCGCCAAAGCCAACGCCGCGCAGGGCGTGACTGCAGCGGAGGAATCCGCCGTCTCGGGCGAGGCCGCCGCGCGCGCGCCGTACGAGAAGGTGGTCGGCGCCCCGCCCCCCTCCGCCGCCTCAGCCGGGCGGGCGGCCAACGAGGTCATCCAGACCGGTGGCGCGGCTCAGGCGCGCGACCTCGCCGGGAAGGCTGTGGATGAGGCGGCACGCTCGGGCCCGGACGTCGACATCACCCAGCTCAAGGCGGAGGCGCAGAAGGTGATCGAGGGGCAGATCCGGCCGCCCGAGGCGAGCTTCCCGCGGAAGGTCGACGCCGGCGCGACTGATGAGGCGGTGACGGCCGCCACCGGGATGTCCCCCGAGGCGATCGCCGAGCTGCGCACCAGCGGCGCGACCGACCCAGCGGCCGCCAGCCGGCTCAAACAGATCACCGATGCGGTCGGGAGCGCCCAGGGCGAGGCCGGCCAGGAGAACCTCAAGCACCCGGCGATGGGGATCCTCAACCGGATCATGAACGCCGGCGACTCGGTCCCCTTCCATGACGCGCACCTCTGGAAGGTCGAACTGGACAACGCGATCCGCAACACGCGCGACCAGACGGTGAAGTCGCAGGTCTCGGCCCTGACCCAGAAGTTCACCGGATCCCTCCGCTCCGCGCTGCGCGACGCCGGCCACGCCCCCTATGAGGCGGCGACCGCGGCCTACGCGAAGATCGCTCCGCTCTACACCAAGGGGCACGCCGTCCGGCTGCGCAAGCTGGCGGTCGAGGAGCCCGAGTCGATCGTCCGGCTGCTCAACCCGGCGCAACCGACCAAGGCGAAGATGCTGGTCGACCTGCTCACGACCCAGGCGGCCGAGGGGGGCGACGCGGCCGGCGGGAAAGCCGCGCTCGAAGCGGTGCAGTCCGCCTGGGTTCGCAAGAAGGTGATCGACGGCGGGATCGAGAAGCTCACCGATCGCATCGACAAGATCCCCCCAGAGTTCCGCACTGCCTTCCTCAACGATCCGAAGGCCAAGGCGGTCCTCGACAACCTGAAGCTGATGTCGACCGCGTACAAGACCGCGGTGCTGACGGGTGAGAAAGGCGTCGAGACAGCGACCACCACCGGCGCCGGGCGGGTCGGCGCGGTGAAGGAACTCGGCGCGCAGCGGGTCGGCGCCGTCCGGGAAGCGGGCCAGCAGAGCGTCCAGGCGGCCAGGACCGCGCGCGAGGGGATCCTCAGTCAGACGCGCCAGGCCGGCGCCGCCCAGGTCGAGCAGGCCGCCGGTGGCGTGCAGCCGGCACGCGCGGCGCTCCGAGCCGGGGTGAAAGACTTCCGCGGCCAGGAGAGCACGCTCGCCCGCTCCTCGCTGGGCCGCTCGATGGTGCCCGGCGCGGCCGCGGCGACCGGCGCCGATGTCCTGCGCGCGATGGCGCTCGGGCCGCATTCCATCTGGGGCGGTCTCTCGATCATCCGGATCCTCCACGGGCCCACCGCAAACGACCTGGTGCACTACGCGGCCGCGTCGCCGGCTGGCACGCGCGCCTTCGTCAAGGCAATGACCTCCTCCACGCCGGGGCTCGCGCTGGCGGATCTGGTCCGCACCAGTGGGATCTTGGAGGAAGGGAAGCGAGTCGGGTCGCAGGCGGGATCCGCCGTGAAGTCGCGCGTCACCGGTGCGGCGCCCCCACCTCCAGCGGCTCAAGAGGTGGGAGCGCCGCCGCCGCGCTAGACCTGCTCGGTCGGCTGCCCGAAGGTGAAGCCGGCGCCCACCGCCTGGCCACCCGAGATCGTGAAGTCCTCGGCCGCCGTGATCGTCACCACGCCGTCGCCCAGGTCCGCATCACCCGCCCAGCGCACCTGCGCCGACCCGGCCGCCACCGCCTTGACCGTGACGCCCAGCTCGTTGGCGGGATCCGCCGTCACCGTGACCACGGCCTCGTCCGACGAGGTGAACACCGAGGTGCCCGGCTGGACCGGAGCCGGCTGGCCCTTCTTGTCGATCGGCTGAATGGTACCCGAGACCTGCTGTGAATCGCTCATGTTCGTCATGTGAGGCACTCCTGTATGTGAGGGAAGATCTTGCTCCTGAATGGGTCCCAGAAGCCAGAGGATCAGCGGGAGCCGTCGGGGCGCCCGCTTGTGGTCGACGGTGATCACCGTCTGATGGTCGCGAATCTGGATCGTCGTCGGCCGGCAGCCGGTGTCGATGACAAGGGGATCACACATTAGAACACCGTCAGGGGCCGAGATTGGGTCGTCCGCGCGTCGCACCCTCGGCCATCGTGCGCGGCGATGAAGAGGACGTAGTCGCCGCGGACGCGGGGCACGGCGAACCCGATCGCACGGACAAACCGCAGCTCGGCGCCGGTGATCTCGCCGACCACCTGGGTCCCGAGCTGGACCTGGATCCGGGTCACCGGGGCGCCGCTCAGTACCTGCACGTCGACCCGCCCTTGCGCGCCCACTGCGACTGACGCCGTATAGCCGCTCACCACGATCGTCAGCGGATCACCTGGAGTCCCGTTGGGGCAGCCGCTGCCTGCCCCGGGTGTGAGAAAGGGGGGATGGTGTCGAAGGCTTCGGGCGAATTGATCCCAGACCCATTGACCCAGCGCAGCGAGCCTGTGTAGAGCGTTGGTCCAAAGGGCAATGACGCCAGCGGTCCCGTCCCCGGATCGGTATAGATACATGCCTTCCCTGGCGTGGCCGGATCATCGGCCACGATCCGTGTGGGGTTGACGGTCGAGGGCGTGCCGGTGGGCAGCGCCTGGTTGCAGACGAACCCCGCGCCCCCGATTGGGATGGTGGTCTGCGTCCCGACGGCGACCGGCGGGGTCGTGTTGGTGTAGACCTGGAAGATCCCGCTGGTGATGGTCTGGGCGTCAGCGGCCGCGGCGAAGCTGCCGAGGGTGAGCGCCAACACCATGATCCGCAAGCTGTGCATGATGCCCGGTAGTGTAGTCGATCTCTTCAGACCGCGCGTTGTAAATCGTCGAAGTCTTCCTCGTCCTCTGGCTCGACCGGCCGCACCGTGTCCTCGACCGCGTTCCAGGCGGTACCGACCAGATCCTCGGTGTCCTGCCAGTTCATGCCGGCTTTCGCGGCGACGCCGATCGTCAGATGCGTCCCGAGTCCCCAGGCGGCCGGTAGAGGCTGCTCGATAATCGGCCGCTGCATTTCCAGGCTGACCTTCTCGCACACCCGGTCCCAGCTGCGGAAGGGGACCTCGAAGAGCAGTGAGTCGTGGATCGGCGCGCGCAGCGGGGTCCGGCCGTAGTAGGCGTCGCCGATGTAGCTCGGGCTGTCGTGGTCGGCGAGCAGGCGCAGCTCCACCTCTTTGAGGTCGCCGGCGGCGATGCTCTGGGGGAAGAGCGCGATCGCGCGATTGGCGTCCGGGCCGCGCGAGAGACGGAAGGGGATCCCGGAGATGTAGGTGATCGGCGCCGCCTGCCCGGCGCGCTGGGCCATCGCGAGCAATCGCAGCTCCTGCGCCCGGGTCAGCCGCTTGTAAGCGTAGATGCTCCAGAACCAGTGCTTGTACTGGAACGGGTGCCCGACCACGCTCCCCGCCACGCCCAGGGTCGGCGCGGTGAAGCTGTAGGGATCCGCGCCGCCCAGGTAGTGCTGCCTGGCCGCGGTGTCCATCACCACCTGCTGAAAGATTCGCACGCTGGGGAAGTACTGAAACATGAACTCGACCATCTCGGTCGCCGACTTCTGAGTCGGGTAGAGATGGGGCCAGGTGTACTGCAGGCCGATCGGCGTCTGGCCGTAGAGCACCCCATAGACCGTGTGCTTCATCTGATCGTAGAGCAGGGTGCCGGCCTTCTTCTTGATCGTCTTGAGGTGCGCGGCGATGTCCTTGTCGGGGGCCTTCAGGTCGGGCGCATCCTTCAGCCGCTGCGAGATCAGGTAGGAGTGGATCCCCAGGCGCGCGATCCGCATCAGGAAGGGATCCCGCGCGCACCAGCCGGTCTGCGATGCCTCGATCGCCGAGAAGTCGACCTCCAGCAGGCGGGATCCCCCGACCAGCCCCGGCGCCTGGCCGGCCCAGGCGGGGATCTCCTGATCCGCCACAACGCAGCGCCGAAACCCGGCCGCCAGTCCTTCAGGGCCACCCTTGTCGGCGACGACGTTGGTGATGTTGGGATCCACATACGAGAGCCTCATCATGGAGGGTCGGAAGGTGGGGACCGGGTGGAGCCGATCCTCGCTATCCAGCCGGCGCGCGGTCCCCTCGACGTAGGTCCCCTTTACTTTGACGACGGCTCGGTAGTCGAGGAGGTGTCGGTAGAAGGGATCCTCGGTGGTGCGACTGAGTCGGATGAGGGTTTCGCGGTCGGTGCTCTCCCCGCCTTTACTCTTTTTGGATCTCCCGGGCTTGTGCTTGCGGGCTTTGATGTAGGCGAGCACTTGCTGCCAGGAGTCCGGGTTGAACGGCTCTTGCCAGAACCAGCGTGTAACTGAGGCAACGCCCAGTACAAGCTGTGAATCGCGTCGGCCAGGGCGATCTGCCCCGCCTGCACCTGGATCATCGCCTGGGAGATCTTCGCAACGATGGCGTCGAGGGACGTCAACGGCGCTGCAGGTGGTGCAGCTCCAGACTTCCTTGAGGGTGATGCGTTCGAGGAGGCGCGCCTTGGCATACAGCTCCTGCTTGATCTCGGCGACGGGACGACCGGCGCGCGGCTTCCCTTTACGGGTGAAGGCAGTCGCTTTCACATGGAGGACGTTGTCGAGCGGCCGTTTGACCAGCCCACCCTTGGGCGTCAGCGGACAGATCGCCTCGGGCACACAGAGCTGGATCGCCTGCATCGAGGCGCGCGCCTTCTCAGCGAGCTGCTGCTTGAAGATCTCCAGGCGCTGGCGATCTATTTTGACTCCGACTAGCTGCGCCGGGCGGAGCACCTCGCTGTGCAGCCGGTGGGTGTGGCGCTCGGCGATCGCGTATTGCCCGGTCGCGATCAGATCCCGGATCAGGCCGAAGCCGATCCGGTGGTTCTGCATCCCGTCGGCGGCGCCATAGAGCCCGGGATCACTCTGGGCTTTGTGCTTCCAGGGACCGTAGGTGGAGTAGAACGGGGCCCAGAAGCCGAGGCCCAGCGGGATGTCGGACTGGAGCACCTTGGCGTACCACATCAGATCGACGACCTTCGACGACTCGCTCTCTAGGAGCCCGCCGCCTCTCACCTGGCGAATGAAGTCGTACTCCCGGTTCCACATCCAGATGTCGCCGGGACTCGCGTAGAGCCGGCGCAGCTGCTCGCGGTAGCCCTCACCCTCGGGCACCGTGATACCTTCATCCGGATGACACGCCACGTTCTGCCGAATGATCTGGAAACTCCGGTCCTCCGTCGTCAGTTCCCCTTCACTCTTGCCACCAGCCTTGTCTGGAGTCTCGACGTCGCTGGAGATGGGGTACGCCTGGGGATCCTGCTGGCGCGCTGCGACGACCTGGTCGACCCACGCCGTGAACCAGTCCAGCGGGGGATCAATGATCAGCGTCCCCGGGTCCACCGGCTTCCCGCTATCGCGCGCGATCTCGGCCTGACGTAGATCCCAGAGCACCGTCCCAATGAGGTTGGTCGCGCCGCGCTGCAGGAATGACGGGTGATAGGTCGGCACCACCCAGAAGCGATCCCCCGGCTCGCGCAGGATCGCGCCGTGGAAGTCCTGGATCCGGATGTGCTTGTGCGACTCCAGGTGCATCACCCGCTTGAGCGCCGTCCCGCCCATCGTGACCACGACCTGGGATCCCGCGGCCAGGGTCTCCTTCTCGGAGTAGCAGCAATGCGCTAGGGCGCCGTAGTACCAGGGCGCGCGCTCGTCGAACCAGTCATTCGGCGGCTGGCAGCGGATGCAGTTGTCGATGCGGAACGCCTCGCGCTTCCAGCCGAGGAGAGTGAGCAGGCGCGTGAACATCCCGCCGGCGTCGCCGACTAAGGGCCGACCGGTCAGGCTCTCGACGATGCCGGCGGCCTCGGCGACAAAGGCGATAGGGGATCCGGGCGCGCCTTCGCCGGGGACGTAGCCGTTGCCCCGCTCGTGCAGCGGGCAGCCCTCACACGCCGCTGGCTTCGAGAGCTTGGGCATCTACCGCTGGAGCGCCAGGGCCAGGGTCGCCGCGGCGTAGGCGGCCGCCTCGGGATGGGTGCGGAGCCGATGCCCAGCGACGTTGAGGATCCGGATCTCGAAGGTAGCGAGCCAGCTCCGGAGGGTCTGCGACAGCGGGTTGACCAGGACCGCCTTACCGTAGTCCTCGACCGCGCGCAACGTGCAGTCTCGCCCGGGGCTCTTGTGCTCGCCGAACCATACGGTCCCGTCTGCGATCCGCACGTTGTGCCGGGTGCGCAGCCGGTAGCCGGCGAAGGTGCACGCGGTCAGCCCGAAGTGATCCCGCAGCAGCTCGGGGTTGGGGCCGGCGTCGGTGTGGTAGCCGAGCGGCGCCATGCCGCCCGTTTTGTAGCCCAGCTCGAAGGCGACCCGCAGCGCGACCTGATCCACCCCCGTCTGGCCGCCCGAGATCACCTGCTCCAGGATCATACGCCGGTGTCCAGATCCTGATCCGTGACGCGCGTCCGAAGGCGATCGTAGCGCTCCTGCAGCGTCTCGCCCGTGTTCGTGATCACCGCCTGGACCTTGTCGTCCCAGCACTCGATCATCTGCCAGTCCTTGGTCGCCGTGATCGGGAGGATCTCCCCGAGGTGTTCGAGGCACCACGCGGCGATCAGCTGGCGCTGGCCGGCGGCGAAGGCTTTGTCGTCGCGCGCCTGACTACTGAGCCGGTTGTTGCAGCCGACCCGCGCGGTGAAGATCCGCACGTCCTTGCCCTCCGCCAGCCAGCCCTTCACCCGCGCGACCATCGCGGGGATCGGCTTACCCGCGACCCAGACCTGTTGCGGACCCCCGTCCGGATCCCACTCCGCCAGGGTCCCGTCGAAGTCGACCGCGATCCACCGCTCGGGATGCGGGAGTACGCGATGCTGCTCGCACTGGTGATCCGCCCCACGGTCACAGCCGCAGGGTTGCGTGCTCCGGTCGTTTCTCACCACCGCCTCCCTCCAAATCCTTCCCCTCGCCGGCTCGCCCGATTGGTGCGTGCCGCCTCGATGTTGCCCACCGCCGCCTTCTGCGCCGGGCTCACGCTATGGGTGCGCTCGACCGTGCTCTGGATCTCGCGCAGTGTGTCCTCGGCCCAGCGATACTGCTCGCTCTGGAGCAGCTCCTCGATCTCCACGCTGAACTTGTACCAGTCCTGATCCCGGGGATCAGAAGGTTTCGGACTCTGAATCGGCTGGTCGTTCAGGTGCAGTTCCTCGGGCGTCTTCCCCATCGAGTTCCTCCGTCACTTGTGCATAGCGCTTGAAGAGATCGGGCCCCAGTGCCTCGGCGATCGTCTGAGGCTGCTTGACCTCGGTGAGGTTCATCATGCGCTGGTTCAGCTCCTCGATCGACGGGGCCGTCTCCTGGGCTTTACTCCATGCCTGCAGCGCCGGGGTCGTCGCCGACCCGTCATCTTTGGCGTCGGGCTCGCTGAACCCCCCACCGAACGGGATCACAAACCGCTCCTGGTTGACCGGCCCGCCCCACTTCTTCGCATAATACGCGCGGCTCTGGTGCTCGATCGCGCCCCGGATCCGCTCGGCCTCGGGCGCCGGCAGCAGCTTGAGGGTCTGACTCGCCAGATGCAAGTAGGGCAGGTTCACCGAGAAGATCCGGGATCCTTCCTTGGCGAGCAGCAGCCGGCGGTGGTAGTCCAGATCCTCACAGAACGCCGGGATGAAGTGCTCGTCGAACTGAAAGCGGTGATGGCAGTCGCGCGAGATTAGGAAGCAGGAGAAGTCGGGGCCCCCGCGCGCGTGGCTGAACGCCATCCACTCGGCCGTCCCCAGGGTGGTGTAGTCGCGCGTGGGATCGAACTCGGCCTCGCGCACGCCGACCGCGGTGACAAAGAGCGCGTTCTGCTGGTTGAGGACGGTGTGGAGGATCTGCACCGTGCGCGGGTGCAGTCGAACATCGTTGTTGACCACCAGCGCGACGTCGCCGCCCGAGTGCCACACCGTCTCCAGGGCGAGATTCCAGCTCGCGCTCAGACTCGGGAGTGGGGGCTGGTGGTGCCACACAAAGATCCGGGAGTCCTGCTCGGCGAGGCGCTCCAGTCGATCGCGGAAGGCGTCATCCACCCCCTGGTTGATCACCAGGATCCGGGTCGGGACCGACTGCGCTAGGAGATCAGAGATCGCGGCCTCGGTCATCGCGGGGCCGGCCAGGACGGGCATCACACACCAGATCGGATCAGTCATCGGTCGAGACTCCTAGAGAAGGTGACGCGCGGAAGGAGCCGACACTCTATCACGGATTCCGCTTGCCGACGACCGCGCGCAGTCCAAGAAATAATAGATCCCAGGCGCCCCGCGCGACGTTGTCGAAGTCGGGGATCTGCCCTGGCTCACTATCCACCAGGAGTGCGGCATCGTCGGTGAGCGCGAGCCGGCCTTTCTTCCAGGGCTGATCGGTTGTGCCCGGCAGGGTCTTCGAGAAGATCGCCTCGTAGAGCGTACCGACGGATGACCCGCCGGCGTTGGCGATCCAGCCGACGCCGAGCAGGCGATCGTGCGCGGGGCCGCGGGCGCTGACCATCTCCAAGGTGACGCGGATCATATAGTTACCACCGTAAATCGGTCATCCAGGATCTCCGCCAAGATCGGCTTGACCTCGTGCCACTTCCGCTGGCCGTTGCCGCAGCCGGGTCTGGGCAGTAGCACGGATCCCCACTCCATCTTATCGGTCAGCACCACCAGCTCGATCGCGCTCTGCTTGATCAGTGCCAGATCCGCGCGCATATTCCAGTCGTGCTTCACTGGGAAGGTCACCAGCCAGGGATCCGCCCCGCTCGGCCCTCTATCCCTCAAGATCGCGACGTGGTTGCCTTCGCGCTGGAGGATCTTCCCGAGGTTGACCTGCAGGAAAGGATACTTCTCACACGCCTGCTTGGCGCAGCCGCGCCCCATCACCGCCCGGCCGTTGCTCTTGACGGATCCGTTGGTGGTGATGCAGCGCGCGTCGGCGAGGGTCTCCCAGAGGTCGAGGAGATCTTCACGCATGGGGGATCTCCTCTCGCCAGTACCAGAACTCGTAGCCGGGGGTAACCTCCGGCCCGTAGATCAGCACACAGCAGTCCTTCGGGTAGAGCGGCGGCTGCGTATAGCAGGCCGGCGTCTTCCCGTCCTTCAGGGTCGCCGGGTCGATCGTGGTCGCCCAATCAGGGATGAAGCAGAGCCGCCCGTTGAGCAGCCAGACCTGCGCCTTGCCGTGGACCCAGTCGCCCCACCAGTCGCTCCCGACGCCGGCCGGCACCAGCAGCGCGCTCCGGGTCCCGAGCTGCGCCTCCGCCCACGCCTTCTCCACCCAGGGCTCGATCTTCTCAAACGGCATGTTGCACCAGACCACCCCGCCGATCGGCACCTCCCACTGGGGATCCAGCGGATTCCAGGGCGTCAGCAGACCGTTCTCCTCCACCGTGTAGTAGAGGTCGGCGACCGCGTTGGTGGGGTCGGCGGCCGCGTCGAGGCTGAACCCCGGGATCTGGAGCTTGTGCTTCACCGCCACCAGCAGGCGCGCCTCGGTCTGGTAGTCCTGCTTCGAGGATCCCGGCTTCTGCGCCGGCATCTTGCGACGGGGGCTCATCGCCGAGTCACCTGGGCATAGACACCGGCGAGGAGGAAGCACACCCCCGCCCCCACCAGCCGCGCCGCCGGCGGATCTTCACTCACGCTCCAGATCAGGATCAGGCCGCCCAGGAGGGTCAGGCTGAGGATCACGACGTTCCGGCCCATAGGGAGTTACCTTTGAACAGACTTCGCAGTACAACCCCCCGGGCTCCCACTTGAGCAGGGAGGGATCTTTGTTCGTGCAGTGCTCACACCGGATCGGGTCGGCCATGGCTGACGATGTCGACCTCGGGCAAGGGGAAGAGGATCCGCCCACCCTGGTCCAGGTACTCGGTCTCGCGTGTGAGGAGCGCCTCGCGGAACTGCCAGATCCCCGCCAGCAGCAGGGAGGGGGGATTCTCGCGCCCCCGGATCTCGCTCACGATCGGGATCCCATTGGCCGTCCGGCCATACTTCTCGGGGTTGCGCTCCCACGCCTGGCGGATCTGGGCCGGCCCCAGCCCGCACACCTGCAGCAGCGTCAAGCCCTTGGTGCTGGCGCCGTAGAGGTCGATGCCATACGTCTGCAGGCCGTCGATCAGGCTCGCGATCTGCTTGCGCACCTCGTCCACCCGCCAGGCGAAGCTCCCGAGCGCCTGCCAGCCGATGGAGCCCAGCTCCGCCACCCGCAGCTCGTCGACGCTGCTCTGGATCGGGAAGGTGCGCCGGCGGACCACGATGCGGAGGGATCCGCCGTTGATGGCGCGCCGCTCGACGTGCGTCACCTGCAGGTCGACGCTGCAGCTCTCCAGGAACCACAGGAAGGCGCTCAGGCTCCAGTAGGTCAGGTGCTCGTGGCAGATGTTGTCGAAGGCGGTGGTCTCGATCATCTGGGCGAGATCCTGCAGTTGGAGGATCCACACCCCGTCCGGATGGAGCACCTGATCCACCGCCCGGACGAACTGGGTCGGGTCGTCGAGCCCGTAGAACATCGCGATCGAGGTCAGGATCTTCACCCGGCCGGCGATGTGCTGCAGCTGGGATCCGTCCCGGGGCGGGAAGTAGTCGGGGATCAGCACCTCGCAGTGGGCGGCGCAGGCGTCCTTGAGGTTCTGCGCCGGCTCGATCGCGATGCGGCCGGCCTGCCAGTGGGCCCGCTGCTTGGGGTACTGGCTGAGCAGGTAGCCGTCATTGGCGCCGACGTCGATCACGATGTCCTGGGGGTAGACGCTCACTTCCAGCAGCGCCGCGCCGACAATCGAGGTCAGCTCCTGGCGCATCGCCTCATTGATCGAGGAGCGGTACCAGTACTGCCGGTAGAGGAGATCCGGGGCGACCGTGTGGGCCAGCTGTACCAGGCTGCAGGTGTCGCAGACCCGGAGATCCAACGGCGCGCGCGGCGAGGGCGGATCCCCCGGGAGTGGGAAGCGGGGCAGGTCGAGGATCCCCAGATCCAGGACCGGCGAGAGGGGCCCGCGGCAGGTGCGGCAGAGCCGATCGGTGGCGACGATGGGGACGACCATGGGGCTAGCTCCGTTTCTGGAGACAGAGGGAGGCGAAGGTGTAGTCGTAGACGTGTGGGCCGTGGTAGGTCCAGTCGGTGCGACCGAGCACGGCGAAGTTATGGCGGATCATCGACACCGCGAGGTCGGTCCAGGTGCGCTCGGTGAAGATCCGCTTGCGCATCCAGTGGAAGTGAAAGGGATCTGCATTCGAGAGCGGATGGGCGCCGGCCATGTCGCCGTAGTCCATGGTCAGGAAGAGCAGTCCGCCTGGCGCGACCAGACAGCTCAGATGGTAGAGGAACTGGTCGAGATCGTCGACGTGCTCCAGCACGCTCAGACAGAAGACCGCCGCCCCCAACCGCGGGCCGCCCGTCAGAAAGTCGGCGAGCGTATCGCCGTGCAGCTCCTTGGGGTCGATGATCCGCACCTGGTAGGGATCTAGCATGTAGTAGAACGGGCTGCCGGATCCGCCGACGTCGTAGATCGGCTCCCCGACGCGCGAGGTCTCCGCCCAGAGGTTGTGGGCACGGAGGGCCAGCGCGTACTCCCACCGGCGCATCGGGTGCTGCGTAGAGGCGCGCGCGAAGGACTCGTCGACCACCGCTAGCTCGGAGGTGAGCAGGAGGAGGTCGGCCGGGTCGAGCGTCTTGGTCAGGGGGATCATAGCGGCCTCGCGACGTAGTCCCAGATGTCCTCGCGGATCCGGGTCACGTTGTAGCCCTCAGCGCTGAAGAAGCGGAGGTAGTCGTCCCAGTCGTCGCCCTGCCAGCTGCTCGCCGCCTCCTCGAACTCGAAGAGGATCAGTGGGCGATCCCGGCGGATGGTCTGGCGCAGGCCCCGCAGGGCGCGCAGATCACAGCCTTGCGCGTCGACCTTGATCAGCGAGATGGGGCGAGTCCCCACCACCGAGTCGAGCACCACGCTCTCTAGGGCGGTCGGCTCGAAGCACCGGACATAGGCGAGCGAGGCGACATTCGGGCAGCTGTCCAAGTTCCCCGCTGGCCAGCCGAGCAGCGCATCCGGGGCCACCGTGAACCAGGCCGGCGCCCGGTCGTAGGCCACCCCCCAGATCACCTCGACGTCGCTGCCCTGCATGTTGGCCTGCAGCACGCCGGCGGTCACCGGGTGCGCCTCGACCGCGATCACCCCCACGTACTTGGACCGGAGGTAGCGGCTCAGGAAGCCGATGTTCGCGCCGACGTCGATCGCCCAGCCGGTGGGATCCCCCTCGTCCAGGAAGGGCTTGAGCTGGGCGTCCCAGAAGGCGCCCGACTCCAGCACCTGCCCGAGGTGGTCGCCCTCCCAGACGAGGAACTCGCCGAGGACGGTGGTGATCTGTCTCATCGGGCCAGCTTGCGCCAGAGGGTGGCATAGCGCTGGCCGAGGGCGACCCAGCTGTCCTGCTCGGCCAGGGCGACCGTCGCCGGATGCACCCGCCCCAGGTGCAGCAGCGCGAGCTGGTTGGCGACCTCGTAGAAGCTCTCACACCAGTAGATGGCGCTGTATCCGAGGGGATCCTCGTGGAGCGCGCGCATCTGCCGGCAGCTGGAGAAGGCGATGACCGGCTTGCGCGCCGCGATCCCCTGCAGGATGGCGCCGCTCTGCCCGGTGTTCGCACAGGTGTAACAGAAGGCGGTGGCGTCGCACCCACCGAGCCAGGCGACCACCTGCGATCGTGGCGTGAAGGCGCGCTCGACCAGCAGGCGAGGATTGATCGCCTCCCACCGCATGATGTCGCCGGCGGTCGCCCCGGGCGCGAGCAGGAGCAGCGCCCAGCCGGCCTCTCGCGTCACCCGGGCTAGCTCGTCGTAGTTCTTCCAGGGGAAGGGGAAGCCGACCGTCCCGAGGATCGGCCGGCCGTTGCTCCACGCTTGGGGATCCTGGTCGAACTCGAAGGCGCCGGTCCACGCGGGGATACCCATCCGCCAGTAGTGCACCCGCAGCCCGTCGAGGTCGTCGAACGGCTCGTGCACCACCGCCGCGTCGGCCTGATTGGTGATCCGCTTGCACTGATCCGAGTTAGGGACCCCCGTATCGTGGTAGGTCACCCCGACGGGGATGTCCACGTCTTGCCAGGCGGCGATCGCCTCGGGCGTCCACTGCGAGTGCAGCGCCGCCTGGTAGTTGAGCCAAATGAGATCGACCGGGCGGGCTAAGCGGTGCACGCCCTGGGGGTGGAGATCCATCACCACCTCGATCGCGATGGAGGGATCCGCCTGCTCGACCGCCGCCTTGAGATAGGCGGAGTGCTCGGCGATGCCGCAGGCGGTCCCCCAGGTGCTCACGAGCGCGACTCTCACGCCGGCACCACCGCCACGACGCGCGAGGGCTTGAACAGGCGGCGGGCGGCTCGACGCGCCCCCTGCCGGCTGGCGTAGCTGACGCTCCAATCGTTCTTGGCCGCGTCGATCGGCTGGAACCGCACCCGCCCGGTCGTGGTCCGGCCGTAGCGGATCTTCTGGACCGCCTTCACGAGGCGCTTCGCCCCGCCCGGCCGGCGGTCGAGCGCCTTCTTCACCGCCCGGGTGATCCGCGCGACCTTCGCCTTCGCCCGCCGCTGGGTCCGACTCGGCGGCCGCCGACGCTTGTGCTGCCGGGCCGGCGGTCGGGATCCCCGCTGCTGTGCCGAGGTCCGCAGCCCGCGGCCGCTCAGCGCCTTCTTCTTCTTCGCCTTGACCTTCTTCGCCATCAGCCCTTCTCCTTGGAGTCGCCGTCGCCGGCGTCCTTGTTGATCTGCTGCACGAGCCCCGCCCGCCGATCGTTGAGTGCCTGCAGCCGGAAGGCGAGGATCCGGATCGCCTCCAGGTCGGGCATTGTATACACATGATCCGGGGATCTCCAAGCCCGGAGATCATCCTCGGCGTGCCAGATCAGGGCGTTGATCGCTCCCAGCTCCAGGATCGCGTCGAACCAGGCGCCGTTAAGGGTCCGGCTGTGGATCTTCTGGAGGAGGGCGGCACGCTCGGCCTCGAAGTGGGCGACGTCGGATCCGCGCTCGGATCCCACGGTGATCTTCAGCGCCAGGATGGTCAGCCGGTCGGAGATCTCGCCGGCGCCGAGGTTGACGAGCTTCACCGTCGCCCCACGTAGGGGGTCGGTGCCGGTAGGGCGAGGTAGTTATTCGGTTGCGACGGCCAGGGCCAGATGGTGTAGCCCAGTTCTTTCAGGAACTGGTGCAGCTCGTCGAGCGAGGGATAATGATGGCGGGCGAGATCCGCCTCCCACTCGAAGACGATCGCCGGCTGATGCTTGCGCAGCGTGTTCTGGAGCCCGAGCAGCGCCGCGCCGTCGCAGCCCTGGGCGTCGACCTTGATCAGACTAACCTGATCCCCGTAGAGGTAGCCATAGTGATCGAGGGGCTCGCCGGGGAGGGGCTGATCCGGCTGGAAGCCGCTGGGCGGCCGCTCCAACGCTGTCGCCCCCATGTTGTGGAGATCATACGTCGGGGCGTAGAGCTGTGCCGTCGTATGGTAGGCGGCGACCTCCAGGGGGATCACCACGTCGGCGCAGGTCCGCTGGTTCAGGTCGAGATTCGCCTTCAGCCGCTGCATCGTCTGGGGCACGGGCTCGACCGCGATCACCCGCCAGGCGCCCTGGCTCGCGCAGTAGATGGAGAAGGATCCAATGTTGGCGCCGACGTCGATGATCGTGGTCCCGTGGGTACTGAAGCGGGCGAACTCCTTCGCGATCACCTGCAGGAAGCCGGGGCCATCCCAGAGCGTGCCGGCCTTGAGCGTGGTCCCGACACAGTCGTGCGGGTCGACCAGGAACTTGCCGAAGCGGGTCTCGACGACTTCATCGGGCACAGATCACCTCTTTGAGGGTCGCCGCCGTATGCCGCGCGTCGAAGGTCGGCTGCCCGTCCAGCCCGAGGACCATCGTCACCTGGGGCCCGTGCATCCCGACCGGGTAGAAGATCGGATTGTGCCGCGCCTCCATCGGCTCCATGATCACCACCGGAGTCCCTATAGCGACCGCGAGCACATGCAGCGAGGAGCAGTCGGCGAGCATCAGGGTGGCGTCGGCGATCGCCTCGGCCGCCTGCAGCCAGGAGGATCCCGCGAAGCCGGCCTCGGTCACCCAGCGCGATCCATGCGGGGTGAGGATGTGCCCCTTGGGGATCCCGGGGATCTCGACCTGGTTGAGGCAGCAGACGAGCCCGTATTTCAGCTCAAACCACGCCTCGGTGAAGCCGACGACCAGCGGATCCCCGGTGCCCGGCGCGCTCGGGACGGTGATCCAAGGCGTCTTCAGGTCTAGGGGCTCGATCACATGCCCGAGCTGCTTGACGGCTTGCAAGTAGGGCTCCTCGGGCAGCACGCGCTCGGGCCAGCGCTGGTACCCCAGATGAAGTACCTTCTCATAAGGCGAGATCACATCGTCCTCGATCGGGGGCTGCCAGCCCTGGCTCATGCCCCAGCGCGGATCCGCATACACCCGCCCGAGGTAGGGCTGGCGTTCGAGCAGCTCGACCAGCCCGCTGAACTCGCCGGCGATCCGGAGGTCGACCGGCCCGAAGCCCGAGTCGTGCAGGGCGCGGAGGGTGGGGAGGGCCCAGAGCAGATCCCCGTGCCGCCCTGGGAAGGTGCAATGGATCATCGGAAGATCTCCTCGCCCTCGGGCAGGGTGGCCACGATCGTGATCGTGAGGATCGATCGGGGGATCTCCCCCACCGACTCGGTCAGCTTCTCGTACGCCTGATCCTCGGTCTCCGCCTCGACGTAGATCTTGTCGCCCTGGGCCGCGAACTCGAAGATCACGCCGACACCGCTGGATCCTTGGGGGATCCGAAGATCAGCACCACCTGGATCTTCTCCTTGACCAGGTCCATCCAGGCGACATTCGGGGCGACCGCGCCGACGTCGGTCAGGGGCATCGGTGCCGCGTCGATCGCCATCTCGACCCGGTCGACGTCGAGCAGCTCGGTGCTGCTATGGCCGCGCGAGTCATAGCGCCGCAGCTTGACCACCCCCTCGACCGGGAACCGCTGCAGCTGCTTGATCAGATCCCCGTTGGTGATCATGGTTGGTCCTCCGCCGGCGGGGTCTTCCCGCGGCCGCCGTGGCTCGCCGCGCCGCCCTTCCGGCCGGCCTCGCGCGCCTCCTCGGCGGTCCACTCGTGTGCGGTCCCCTTCTTGTGGGCGGCCAGCCCGCCCTTGCTGGCGATCTCGCGTTGCCGGCTCGCGCTCATCACCGCGAAGCCCCGGGGTGTCTGTGACTTAGCCATCAGTCTGCCTCCTCCGCGTTTACGCCGACGACAGTCGGCGCAGTAGATATGGGTGACCCGGCGACCGCGACAGCCGGGGCAGCGGCCGCGTGCCTTGAGCCGTTCGCGATAGCGGCGATCCTTGCTACGCGCGACGATAGATCCCACGCTGGGTACCGCACCTCGACCGCCCACCCGATGATCCCCGTCCGCCCCTTGATCTTCGGGATCGCGGTCGCTTGATGCCGTAGGCGCCCACGGTGACGCTGATCTTGCGCCCGGTGGCTGAGAGCCGTTCCAGCCAGACCTTGTATTGCCAGCTCCCGGGTGACGGGTGCTTCCCGAGATAGAAGACCGGATCATCCGCTTCGCCGCGCTCCCATTCCGCCGGCTTCTTGCGGTAGTTCAAGACGAGCACGACGTCGCCGTCTCGCGCGATCGGATCGGGGATCGTCATGGCGTCATCCATCGCCGCACCCGCGCGGCTTCGGAGGGCATCAGGGTCACGCGAAGAGCTGCTCGCCCGGTTCTCCGGGGAGATCCCCGACCGGCGTCGACGGCGCGACCTTCTCGCAGTCCGCCATCCGAAATTCCCGCCGTCTGCCGGCGCCGATCCGTCCCTGAATCTGGACGACGTCACCGTCGGGGGTCCGGACCTTGTCGCCGACCTTGACTACCCGACCGTTCATGTCTCGTAGGGCCATCTGATCCTCCTATTTCGGTTTCCTCGGTGTCCGTCCCGCCCGTTTCCGGCTCGCGATCAATCCCAGGATCTGCCGGCGCCAGCGCTTCCAGTGGGAGAGCTGCTCGGCGTCCTTCAGGGGGATCACCGTGCCCCATCGTGGCCCCATCACGTAGCCCAGTTGGAAGAGCACGATCTCCTTGCAGGCCCCGACGTGGTTACTCGCTGCGCTCTTGACAAAGCCCTCTTTATGCCCCCCGCGCAGCCACTCAGCCCCACAGTAGGGGCACCAGAAATAGGTGATCCCCTGTTGGAGCCCGAGGTTTCGGATTACCCGCTCCACGCGGAGGATCATAGCCACGCTTTCAACCGCGGATCCGCCACGCACCGCTCCAGCACCGCCGCCTCTGACCCGACCAGCCGCAGCCCCTTCCCACTCCGCGCCCGGCTCAGCGCGACGTACATCATCCCCGGCGACTTGAAGAAGGCGTCCCTAATATTGACCTGCACCGCATCGAGCGAGAGCCCTTGGCTCTTATGGACGGTGCTGGCATACCCCACCCGCAGAGGCATGTACTCGATCCACCCGGTGATCTCGAACTTGCCGTTCTCCGAGATCAGGTGATCCTTGTGCAGGTCTCGTAGTTCCTTCCGGCGCGCGGCGTCGCACGGGATGGTGACCTCTCTCCTGCAGTAGGCCACCTGCACCACCTCCGCGTTGCGCTTCAGCTGCACCCAGCAGGAGAACTCGTCGGCTTCCACGATGGTCCCGAGGTCGCCATTCACGTACTCGAAGGCTTGCGGCGGGGGGCCCTCAAACCGTTTATTCGCCAGGATCATCACCAGGGCGCCGATCTTCACATGCAGCCGGAGGGGGATCCCCCAGGTCACGGGTTCCTTCTTCGGGTTGCCCCACTCGGAGCGCTGCTCGCCCTCTCTTCGACTCTCGAAGTAGAGATCCCGCCCGATCAACCGCCCCAGCCGGATCCAGTTATACCGGTCGACCGGCTGATTCTTCGCGAAGAGGGTCGGCCCGTCGAACTGGTCGTCGGTCTCGCTATGGATCCCGCCATGACTCCGGAAGTAGGCCAGCACCGTCTTCCCGTCCCCCACCCGCGCCGCCCGCAGCATCTGGATGAAGGGCTGCTCGCTCTGCCTTCTGATCTCGGTCAGCGTGATGGTGTGCCCCGGCTCCGCAAACCGCCCCCACTCCGGGCTCTCCCACGCAAACGTCCCATTCACCGGCGGCAGCTGGGCGAAGTCGCCGACCAAGGTGATCCCCATCGCCGGCGGCTCCGCATCATCGTCATCCGTCCATTTCCCGATCACATAGCCGCGGCCGTTGACCTCTTCGATCCCCTTGACGATGTAGGTCAGCGCGTCGCCCTCCAGCATCGAGACCTCGTCGAGCACCAAGCGCTTGATCCCCGCCCGCCACAGCCGGCCCAGGCGCGCGCTCAAGAATCCGTTGGTGTAGCTCTCCTGCAGGCTCTTGGTGTCGAAGTAGCCGAGGGTCGCATTGATCGTGGTCCCACCCAGGTTCAGCGCGGCAATCCCGGTGGTCGCCAGCAGCAGCAGCCCCTTCTCGCGCCGTTGCCAGTCCTGCACCGCGAAGGTCTTGCCACACCCCGCCGGCCCCGCCAGGTAGGTAAAGGGTGGGGTCTGATCCCCCCAGAGCGGCTCGCTGACGATCAGACGCGCAGCAGGATCAGCAACAGGATCTTCATCAACAAGACCCCCACCGCTAGGCACAGCGCCGCCCACATCGCCGCCGCCAGGGACCAGTCCAGCCGCTCCGGCTGCTTCATGGGATCCTTCTCTGGGCTGCCCGAGGTAGTCGGGCCGCCAGGTGATGGGGGTATCCACCCCGATGCTCGCCGGGATCCCCTGGATCGGCAGCGGCTCGAAGGGGAGGGGCGTATCGACCCACGCCTGCACAATGGATCCCCCGCACCCGCCATGCCGCATCCCGACGAAGTCGCGCTCGAAGCCATTCCCACACTTCGCGCACACCCCTGGGAGGGCCGAGTCGCTAGCGTTCAGCAAGTCGATCTTCGACGCCAGCACCTGCTCGGGGACGGGATACTCTGCACCCCGAGGTACTGTACGTACACCCTCGTCTGTACGGGCGCCCAGTTTGGGCAAGCCGTCGTCGACGTCCATCCGGGTCCGCGGGGTCTGGATCATGTGGACTGCACCGCCTCCAGGACGCGCCGGAAGTCCGCCTCGTCGTCCTCCTCGCTCGCGATTGCGACCAGCCAGGCGGCGAGCAACAGGGCATCCCCCCGCGTGATCTTCTGCGGGAGTGGCTTCAGGAAGACGAGATGCGCGCCGTTGCTCCCGACCAGGAACTTATTGCTGGTGTCGAGGTCCAGGTCCGGTGCCTTCTTTGTAGATCCGCCGGTCTCAGTCGTAGCGTCCGTGCTCATAGTCGGTCCCTTTCAGTTTGCGGAAGCCTTGCTCGTAGAGCCAGACCTCGGGATCGTCGTTGTCGGGTACGAAGTAGGGCAGGCGCTCGGTGGGGATCACCTCGAAGCTAATCACCCGTCTCGGTTCAGGCGGCGGCACCACGATCGGCGCGTCCTCCCGTTCCCGTCGCCGCGCCATCTGACGCTGGGCTCTGGTTTTTCTCACACAGACCTCGCCGACCTGCAGCAGCAGGTCTATTAGGGTACCGACGGTGATCACACTCTGAGCGGGAGCACGTCCCGAAACGCCTCGTAGCCGACCGCGTGGGCCTTCTCCCAGAATCCCTGATCCCCTTTGTCGGTCTGCTGCTTGGCCCAGTCCTGATAGCCCGGATCCCCCACCGCTGTCCGGCCGCCGTGGTGCTGGCTGCGCAGCGGGAGGTACCAGGTCTCCCAGCCATGGCGGGCCGCGATCGCGCCTAACAGCGAGTCGTAGAGGTGGTGCACGATCCCCAGCTCGGCGAGATACTCCCAGACCGGCCGCGCGACCGCCCGCTCCGCTTGGGTGGTGTGGTGACTCGCCCGCTCCGCCGCGATCTTGGCCGGCGACCAGACCCCCTTCCAGAAGTCGCGCCGGCCGACCTGCGAGAAGCCGTCCAGGCAGGCCACCTGCTCGCGCAGCAGGCTCCGCACGCCATGGACCTCGGCGTCCACCAGGTTGCTCCGGAAGCCCACCCGGGCGAGGCTCATGGGGTCGTAGGGCCGCTGGTACATGTCGTGCGCCCCGAGCCCGATCGCGCCACCAAAGCCGGCGAGCCCGAGGTTGGGCTGCTGGGCGAAGCAGCGCCGGACCAGCTGATCCCAGCCCGGCTCCAGGATCTCGTAGTCGTCATGGAGGCAGGCGATGATGTCGAAGGGGCCCGATAGCGCGGCCGCCACGCCCCGTTCAAACGCTCGCACGCTCCCGAGGTAGTCGGGCATCGACACCCAGGCGACCTGGGTCCCCTCGACGGTGACCCCGGTAATCCGCTCCCCGCCATTGTGGATGAGGAAGATCGGCGGGGGATCCTGTGCCATGGCGATCCAGCTCAGAAGGCAGGGCATCGCGCGCTCGACGTTGCTGGTGGCGGTGACGATCGCAAGGCTCAGGCTCATGTCGGATCCTTCTTGTCGAGTTTGTCCTGCCACGCGGCGATCGGCGACTTCATGGTCGGCTCCGCCATCTGCTGCGCGTGGCGGGTGTAGGTCTGCCAGTACTCCGGCCAGGCGGCTTTGATCCGCGCCTGGTTGACGCCGTCGGCCAGCTGCCACAGCTCGCCGAGCTTGGCGACAAAGCTCCCGCCCCGGTGGCGCATCGCCCGGGCGACGTCGTCATCGTTGATCACGCCTCGCCCTCCGGCTTGGGTGGCAGCACCGCGAAGGGTGTCGGGCCGGCCTCCTCCGCGGTCCTGACCCGGATGAACTCGGGATTGACCGCCCCGCGCCGCGCCGCAAAGGGGATCATCGCGCCGATCTGCACCAGCAGCAGGTCCGCCGGCGCGCCCGGATCCAGACTCGGCTCGATGCTGGCGATGCGGAAGAAAATCGGCCCGGTCACGGCTAGGATGATCTCGTCGCCCTCGTGCAGGATCCGCCCACGGCAGTCCTTCGTCCCTGTGTTTAACTCCATCCCGGCCTCCCTCAGCTTGGATTCTCTCCCCATTTAATTCCTCGACGGATCCTTCGGGCGTGTCGTGCGCAGCTCGTACGAGTCGATCTTCTCCGGCTCCGGACTGGTCAGCTCGGGGTGCAGGTCGATCGCCTCGATCACGATGTCGCGGATCGCCTTGAGGTGATGTCCCGCCAGCTCGATCACGGCGATCCCACAGAAGGGGCAGTCGATCTTGATCTCGACCACCATATACGCGGGACCGTGCTGCGGCTCGATCTTGAAGATCCGCCCGACCATCCTGGCTTCCTTCGCCATAGGCCGCTCATTTCCCCCCGCGCGCGATCGCGATCACCGTCGACGAGCAGGGGATCGCGACCATCGCGAAGCTGTTCGCGCCCAACCCACCGTAGCGCGTCGCGAAGCAGAGATCGGTGCGCGCGTCGTAGAGGTACTGGATGTCGTTGACCACCTGCGACGGGGGATCCTGGCAGCCCATGGTCCCCAGACAGCCGAGGAGGAGCAGCACCCTGCGCATCACAGCCCTTGTCGGATCCACCCCTGCCACCGCGGCCAGAGGCTCGTCCACTCCAGATGGGCGACCGCCCCGCGGCAGTAGCCCTGCACCGTCGCCGACCCGACCGCCTCTTCCCACTCCAGCACGCGCTCGATCGCGTTGGCGACGTCCTCGGCCCGGAACAGCGGCCGCTGGAGCGCATAGGTGCCCTCCAGGCGCAGCTCCCGCACCGGGAAGCGCCACTCGCGCCGGGGGATCAGTTCACGGCCGCCGGCGTAGTCGCCATGCACGACCGGCACCCCCGCCGCCAAACTCTCCACGATCGGATACCCAAAGCCCTCGCCCAGGCCCGGCGCGATCGTGACCGCGCACTGCTGATAGAGGGCTTGGAGCTGGGGATCCGAATAGTTCTCGGTGCTGACGGTGACCCGCTTCGCCAGCCCGCAGTCCATCACCAACTGCTGGACGCTCCACGCCTTGACCAGGATGTCGGTGTGCAGCCAGCCATACACCGGGATCCCTCGGGCCTGTAGCTCCGCCAGGGTCTGGAAGTAGAGCCCGAGATCCTTCCGGGGCTGGTTGGTCGCGACACAGCCGATGAGTAGATCCCGCTGCTTGAAGTGGGGCCCGAGCTGTTGGCGCGCCCACTCGGCCGAATATTCGGATCCCAGCAGTCCCGTCGCGCTGAGCCCGTGAGGCAGGTAGGGCACAGGGTCTCGCAGGGTGTGGATGATCTCGCTCCCCCAGCGGCCATACGCAATCACCCGATCGGCCAACTGCAGCGCCTGCCCGCCTGGCCCGCCGATCGTCCCGTTGCGGTTCTGGGCGTCGATCGCCGCATAGCTCCACAGCTGCACCAGCCCGCCGAGGATCCCGTGATAGTAGGCCAGCCGGCTGGGATCCCAGATCACCCAGATCACCCCGGGCCGGTCGCCAAAGTAGCTGCGGTAGATCTGCTCGACGTAGCTGGCCCCCCAATCCTCGCCGCGGTGCAGCCGTTCGTCCAGGGGGAAGTGGGGCCACTCCGTCCAGACTGGTGGCACAGGCCCCCCGACGGAGATCAGCTCCACCGGCAGATCGCTCGTGACGATCCGCCGGCCGAGATCTCGGAGGATCCGCCCAAGTCCCGTCGGCTCGGTCGGCCCGTCGCCCACCAGCAGGAGGGGCGTCTTCATGGGCTATCCCTGCGGCGCGGCGGGCGTGTCAGCGCCGACGGGCGGGGCGCCGGCGGGCGGTGCCTGAGTGGTCCCGGCCGCGCGTCTTGGCGCTCTCGCCTGGGCCGGCTGGCCCGCCGCCGGTTCCTTCGCCGGCTTGTCCGGCTTGGCCTTGGGCTCCCGCTGCCGGATCGCCCGTCCCGCCAGCTGCAGCGCCAGCTTCGCCGCCTCCAGGGGGGCCTTCTCGAAGTAGTCGAGCACCGCGATCACGGTCGGTTCCTGTTTCCTCGGCATTCTGATCTCCTTCTGCTCTCAGCGCGATCCCGTGCATGTCGATGACGTCGCGATCGAAGGCGTGGTCGTAGTTCGCGTTGCGAAGCAGCCGGGCGATCTCCGCGAAGGTCGCCCGGCTGACGTCGAGGATCGCGTAGGTGTGCGGCACCCTGATCCCCCTGATCCCTACGCCCGAATGTTATCGAGGTTGGCGAAGCACCGCAGCATCGCGCCGCAGGTGCACTGGATCTGGGTCGGCACGTTGCCGGTCGCATCCTTCCCGCCGCCCGGGAGATCCTCCTGATAGAAGGACGTCCCACAGCCCTTTTTCCCCTCGACCTCCTGCACGTTGCCGGCGGCATCCTTGACCCGGATATTCCGGTCGGCGCTGCATTTCCAGGAGAAGCGGATGTCGGCGCCGAAGTCCTTCTTCGCCTGCAGCTTCATCACGTCGATGTACGCCTTGTTGTTGGCGGGCTTCTGCTGCACCTTGAGCGCGCGCAACAGGTAGTCCATATCGCTGGCGATGATGCTCTTGTCCTTCCCGCGGGAGCGCTCCTCGTTGCTCATCCGCACCTCGAAGGGCTCGTTGTTGCTCTTGCCCCCCGGGCTCTGCACGATCACCAGCGGGTGATCCTTGTCGAAGATCGCCCGGATCCGCTGGGGCGGGGTCTTGGTCGGCGTGTCGTAGACGTCCCAGATCGCGCTGAGATCATCGGGCAGCTTGAACCGGTAGGATCCCGGCTGCGGGGGTTCCCGGAAGCTCCCGAAGTCCGGGAGGTCGGCCAGCGCCTGGCCTGCGGTTGGCAGCGCCTCGTCTTTCAGTCCCAGATCCTGCAAACTCTTTCCCATAAACTCGACTCCTCTACTGGACGAATGAACGAATGAACGACTCTACGAAAGCGATCCCCCTACGCGGTCACGGTCCACGCCTACGCATCGAGCGTCACCATGCGTCCTGCAGGGGGCAGCCAGGGGCTGGTCCGGTCCTGCGTCTGGTCCGGCTATTGGCCCCCGCTGATCCCTACGCGGATCCGGGCACCTTCATCGGCGGCCGCATCCCCGGCGGTGGTGGGCTCGTGGTGCCGGTGGGGACCGCCGCAGCCGGGACCGGAGCAGCCGGCGACGCCGTCACGGGTGCGGCAGCCACGGGGGCGGGCGCAGCGGCGACAGGGGGCACAGCTGGTGGTGCGGACGCTGCGGCGGTCTCCACCGGCGCCATGGTCGCCGGCATCAGCACCGGCGCGCCTTTCCGGGCGCGTGGCCGCGCGACCATCAGCCCGGGCGCGCCAGCGGCCGCGGGGACGTTGGGCGCGGCGATGGGTGCGGAGGTCGACGGCGCCCCTCCAACTGGCATGGCAGGACCAGCGGCCGGGACGGGACCTGCAGCCGTGACTGCTGCAGGCAGGGGCGCCGCCGAGCCGTTGGCGGCCGGCTCTACGGTGAACGGCTCGCCATACTCCATGATCTGGTTGGGGATCCCGGGTGCGCCGGGCAGCTCTTCGAGCAGGCTCCGCCGGAGATCCTCGTCGAGCATCTTGAAGACGGATCCCAGGTTCACCACCGTATACGGTTGGTTGGCCTCTTGACTCGGGTCGACCAGCTTGTCGGGGACGCCGGTGGGGCTCGCGCTCGTCTTCAGCAGGTGCCTCCGCCCTTGGGGATCCACGAACGGCCGCAGATAGAGCGCGAAACACGGTCGGCCCTGATCGTCGTTGATCTTCCCCGTCTCGGCTACATTGCCAAACCACGCGCTGGCCTCGTCGGTCGCCGCGCGCCCGGGCAGCTTCGCGCCCACGATCGGCAGGCCACCCTCGTCGGTCGCCTCCATCGCCAGCGCGGTGAAGACGGGACCTTCCACCAGGTAGGGAATGCTCAGGCTGTTGTTGACGAACTGGTGCGCGCGGGTCTGCCCGAAGCCGACGTCGGCGCGGTTGTTGCCGCCGAACTTATGCTGGCCCGAGGTGACCACGCCACCGAAGGCGCTCTTCTCGCCGCCGATCAACCCCTCGCCGCGTTGGATGTCCATGTGATCGAGCACGACGTCGCCCATGGAGGTTAAGCCGTCGAAGCCGACGCCGCCCACGGCCTCAAACCCTTTGGTGCGCGCCGACTCCTCGCGCACTCGTAGCTCGTTCTGCTGCACAAAGGCGCCGCAGGGTGTGCAGAACATCGGCGTAATCAGACTGACCGCCGGTACCACACACAGCCCGTGTCCCTTGCTGCAGGTGACGTGATACTTCACGGTGACCGGCGGCACCAGCTGCACCGCGGGCGAGGTCTCGCCGGTCTCGGCGTTGATCTTGGCCGGCCAGTAGCCGCGGCTCGCCAGATACATGGTCTCCAGCCCGAGCCCGGGGCCCGATCGCGTGCGGGCGCGCCAGTAGCGGATCAGCCCCTGCTTCATCCGCTTCTGCACGTCGGTGGGGATCGCGCCACCGTCCCAGCTATAGAGTAGCAGCACCTTCTTGTGCGTCTCCCAGAGGTACTCGGAGAAGCCCTTGAACAGGGTGGTCTTGCCGGATCCCGGGACCCCGATCACCAGGGTCGCGGTAAAGATCCGGTTCATCACACGGGCGATCTCGGTCTGGGGATCCGTTGTCGCGGGCTCAGTCATCGGTGTCCTTCTGCTTCTGGGCGTCCCACACGGCGGAGGGAGGCGCAGTATGTCTGGTGATGAGGATCTCTGTCAAGTCTTTTGGGGGATCCGCACGGGGATCTTTAATCCGGCGCATCCAGTGGATCTCGATGGTCTCGTCGGTGGAGGCGTCGACCACGCGGATCCGGCTGGGATCAGTCACAGCTGCGCCTGCAGTCGGGCGATCAGCTCGTCGACTTCGCTCGCCGAGCACCACTCGCCCGAGGTGATCTCCTCCGGCCCCTGGCTGAGGATCTGATCCTTGAAGATCTCCAGCGCGGCGATGATGGTCCGCTGCGCCTTGGTGTGCGGGGCCAGCGTCTCGACGGGCGCCGGCGTCTGCTCGGCCTCCAGGTCGGCCGCGCGCTTGCTCAGGCGCAGCGCGAAGTCGTAGCCTGCGAGGAAGGCGCCCGCCGGATCGGTGAGGTGGTGCTGCTCGGCCCAGGCGCAGGCGATCGCATAGGCCGGGTGTAGTTCTGCGGGGGTGCCGATGCCGGCCGCCGGTGGGGGATCCCACTGGATCGCGCCGTTGTCATCCAGCGGCCGCCCGTGCAGCCGGCCACTCCCCGGCCGGCGCTCGACCTCGGGCGGGGGCGGCTGGCCGATATGGCGCCCCGGCTTGCCACTCCCGCAATGCACACAGCCCAGCGGGATCGGCCCCTCGTTCTGCACCCCGCACGCGGGACACTTCCAGGGCGCGTGCTCGTGCGCTTCCGGCCCGTCGTACTTCCCTGTGCTAATCTCGCCGCCGGTCGCGCCCATCAACGGCTCGCCGCCGTAGAAGGACCGGGATCCCACTTCAGCCATCTAGTCCTCCACCTCGGGCTCCAGCCCAGCGGCCTGCTCCGCCGTGGCGACCTGCTTCTCGATCTCGCTGGTGGAGTACTCGTGCGTCTCGATGAACTTCGCCACGGCGTCCGAGGCGACATGCTTGGCCTTCAGTAGCTTGGCGTACTCCGTGTGCTCGGCTGAACTCAGCCGCTTGAAGAGCTTGTCGCTGTACTCGACCGTGTCGGCCTTCTTGTCGGTGACGCGCCGGTACAGCACTACCCGATTGCGCGCATGGATCCCGGTGATCAGCACGTCGATCGTCTGTCCGTCGCCCTCTTGGTTCCACTTCCGGCTCTTGACCACGGTCGCCAGCAGCGCCAGCTTCACGGTTTTCTTGCGCTGACTCCGCGCGATCTTCTGTTTTAGCTTCTCCAGGGTATCGGCCTTGATCCGCTCCCCGTCGATCGTCGTGGAGAAGTCGCCCGAGGTCTCCTGCAGCTCGATGGGGTACTTGACGCCGTCGTGCTCGTAGGTGCTGATCCTCATTCGACTTCTCCCTCTGACTCCGCGGCCTCTTCCGTGAGCAGCCCTCGCGCCACCGCCTGATCCAGCTCGGTGGTGTGGTGCGGCCGCCTCGGCACGTACTGCCCGGATCCCAGGGGATCCTGCCAGCCCTCCTCTTTGTGGCAGATCCCATACATCTCGCACTGATGGTCTCTGCCAAACGGCCGGCAATTCCAGCTCTGGGGGATCAGCGTATCCAGGATGGTCTGAAACTCGGGGCTCTCCCATTTGTGCTGCTGCTGCGCCTCGTAGAGCGTCCAGAGCGTCTGCTGCCAGCGATCCTCTTCGCCGATCATGCTGGTCCGCACGCTGGCGATCTGGTGATCCTGCCGGTTCATCGGCCCGAGCAAAAAGCAGACCTTCTCGATCACGCTGGTCGGCAGCATCCGGACCCAGAACTCCTCGGGCGTGAGCTGGGGATCCTGCTGGTGGTAGGCGGTCCAGGTGGTGAAGTCGCCGTCGCCGATCTCCCAAACGCCCGCCCGCTTGTGCGCCCGGCTCGCCCGCTTCAGCTCGCCGTTGTCGTCGATCCACTCGTAGGCCGGCAGCCAGTCGTCCCCGATCAGGGGCGGATTCCCCGGCCGCTTGTAGCCGTAGCACAACGCGCTCAGCTGCTTGCGCCGCCCCTCCGGGTCGTTCTTGTCCCGGCGCCGCGCCCCCTTCTGCAGCCCGATGATGTACAGCTCGGTGACCTCGGCCCCCCACTGCTTGACCGCATCCAGGGTGCCGAGCCCCAGCTGGGGATCGCTCTCCCACTGGTCGGTCCAGGCGTCGCTCTCCCATCCCGTCGTCTTCACCTCGAAGTACGCGCAGGTGGTCGCGCCCCTGCGCTGGGCCACGATGTCGTTGCGCAGCATGAGGAACTTCCCGTAGCACCCCCGCGCCATGTGCTCGACGGCCGGCAGCGGCCCCGCCCCACAAGTGCAGGTCAGCAGATGGAGGCGTTCCAGCTCGCAGCTCAGGAGTCGATAGCTCGTGTGTAGCCAGGGGAGGAACTTCAGCCGCAGCGCCCACAGCAGCCCGCTGATGAGCGCCTTCTGCTCGATGATGGTCTCGGCGGTGTGCTCACCGCCCAGGATGCCCAAAAACCCCTTGGCCTCGACGCGCGCCACGTAGCTGGCGCAGGTCTCGGCGACGATCGCCCGGGTCTCCTCCAGGGTGGGCAGGCGGTCGTGCAGCCGCAGGATCTCCCCGAACAGGAAGACCCCCTCGTGCACGTAGATCCCGGTCGCTAGGGGGAGCGAGTCGTTGCGGTTGGTGATGCCGTAGCCGGTGGGGCCCCAGTGATAGCCGAGGTAGCGCTGCCGGCCGCAGCGTCCCGTGCCGAGCTTGTAGCGCGATCGGTCGAGCAGCCAGAGCGTGGTCGGGGTCGGGGTCGCCGACGTGGTCATCTGGGGCCTCTCTGGGTGTCTGGGTGCGTCTGGAGCTTCTCTGTCTGCCGGCGCCATTGGGCGCTGCCTACGGTGGCCCGAGCGCCTCCAGGGCCGTCTGCAGCTCGCGGGGGCCGATTCTGGCGGCCGCCTCGAAAAATGCGCGCATGGCCTCGCGCAGCGCGATCGCCTCCGCCATCGTCTGGCAGTCCACCGTCCAGCTCACCCCGGCCCACATGCGGTGCTGACCGAGGGTCCGGCGGAAGATGCTCGGTTGCACGCGGATCCGGATGGTCTCCCCCGCCTTGCGCTCGGTGTCCGCGTCCTGCAGGGGCTCGTCAATGTGGTCGACGTCGGCGCTATAGCTCATCTGCATGATCGGCCCATACTTCTATCACACGGTGTTAATGATGTCAAGCTAGGAAGGCTCGGCTGTAGTGTTCCACATGGAACATTCGAGGCGCACGTCATCCGCTGGAAGCGCAGTAGAACGCTACAGGGTGGGGCTTGCGTGGGGAGGAGCGGGGGGTATATAACCGGTCTTTCGCAGGAAGCGTGGGACGGTGCCACCCGGCCAGAGTGCACCGCCCCTAGACCCGTCACAGGTGAAGCAGGAGCTACTTCATGCCCGACAGTCTCACCGAAGCCCCGCCCTCCTGTCAAGTCCCCTACGCCGACCCCCTCCCCGGCATCCTGGCCGTGGGCGCGATCGCGCTGCTGGCCGGCGCGCCCAACGTCGGCAAAACCGCACTGCTCGCCGGCCTGCTCCGCGACTTGCGCGACGGCCGGCCCATCTACGGCCGCCAGCCCAACCCGGTCGCCGCCATCGGGTACATCAACGCCGATCGGGGCTGGGTGAAGGGCTCGGGCATCTGGTTCGAGCGCGTCGGCTACTCCGACATTCGCCAGTACACCATGAGCGACGATGACGCCTTCAACCCCAAACGCCTCCGCAAAAAGCACGAGCGCACCGACATCCTGGCCGGCTTCATCGACAGCCTGCAGCTCCCGCCCTACTCGCTCATCTGCGTCGACCCGATCGCCCTCTTCCTCGGGGGGAACCTCCTCAGCTATGACGATTGCGCCGTCGCCTGCCACGAGATCCGCGCCTACCTCCGCCTGAAGCAATACACGATGCTCTGCACCGCCCACTCGGCCAAGATCAAGGCCGACAAAAAGGAACGGTACCTCCGCCTGCAGGATCAGGTGCTCGGGTCGACGGCGATCTCGGGCTTCTCCGACACGATGATGTACCTGGCCTCCCCGCAAGAAACCGGGAAACCCTATTTCACGTTCCTCTGGCATCCCCACTCGGCCCCCGCGGAGGAGTTCTCCCTCGAACAAGACAATCAGGGCCTGTTCCAACCCTACTCCGGGAACGACTCGGCCAACCAATCCCGCGTGCTCGTCCTCCTGCCCACCGACGGGATGCCGATCGCCTTCGGGGTGATCGTCGAGCTGGCGCAGCAGTACCCCCTCAGCCGGGCCACGGTCGCCCGCATCTTGGACGGCTTGGTCGAGGAGGAGCGCGTCGAGAAGGTCGAGCGTGGCGTGTACAAGCTCGTACAGGTACACTGAACCCGCTGAGCTAGACCCCGCCGGCCCCCTTCTATATATACAAAGGATCTGTGAGACGATGGGGCACTTTTCCCTGCAGTTTCTAGCACTTACAATCGTCTCACGCCTTTTTCGGGCCTGATACGATGAGACGTGATCCGCCCCTACTGTGTGAGATGTGAGACTCGCACTGAGACGACTTATCATCCTTGCTCTCAGTCGATTAGGTGCCATCGTCTCACAAATACGCGCGCACGCGAGGGTCATTCTTCTTCTCCCCCTCTACCTGGCTTTTCCTGCTGAGCTTTGATCAGTGCCTTGTTCTCCGCGGTGAGCCGGGCGATCTCCGCCTCTAAGGTCAGCCGCTCGGGACCGGCCGGCAGCTGCTCCTCCGACCCATGGACGGGACACCGCGCGTTGATCCGCCCGCCCTCACAGGTACACTCCCCCTCGACCAGGATGTTGACCGAGTCGCTGCCACTCAGGGGCTTGTCGACCATGTAGGCGATCGTGCTGGTCTGGCGCAGCGCGAGCAGCTGGGGCCAGGTCGGCTGGGTGTCGTACGGCTGTCTGGCCTGCGTTCGCTCCCCCACCGGGTACAGGAGCAACCCGACGCCCCAGCGCCGCTTGCACCGCGGGCACGTCAAGCGCTGGGTGAGGGGGTTGTACATCGCGACCGCCGTCTTGCGGTTCGCTGGCTGGCGGCCGCTCCGCCGCGGGTGGGCCTTGACGCTCTTGGCCTCGGCCCGGCGGACCTGCCCGACCGGGGTCATCCCGAAGTACGCCCGCAGCAGCTCGCCGCAGCGCGGACACTCGCAGTGGAAGCGATCGACCCGTCCGAAGATCCGGAGCGCGCCGTCGGGCAGATGGGGCAGGCGGGGCATCAGGCGCCGACACACAGCAGCAGGTCGTGGTACGGCCCGCGGATCTGGGTGAAGTGCACCAGGTGCGCCCCCTTGATCAGCGCGACCTGTGCCTCGGTGAGCTGGTACACGCCGCCCGGGTGCGTCGATCGCTTGAGGGACCAGTACCCTTGCGGCCGCCCATAGCCCGCGTCGGTGAGGATCTCCAGGGCGGACGATCGCGCCCGGTGTGAGGTGAAGCGGATGTAGGGCACTAGGATCCCACCTTCTGCTTGAGCGCCGCGATCGCGCAGATCAGCCCGCAGCACTCGATCGGCTTGGTGAAGGTCGGCAGCTGGATCGTGATGGTGTACCAGCCAGCCGGCGGTAGGCCGAACTCGTTCAGCTCGGCGACCTCTTTGCAGGTGTCACACCGTACCACCCTCATCGCGGATCCCCCACGATGTAATCCGCCCGGCTGATGACACTGTTGATCACCCGTCGGTGGATCACCCAGACAAAGCCTTCCTCCCGGGATCCCGTGCTGTACCGATCCTGGTACGGTCTGGGCGTGTAGTAGTTCGCATGGGTCACGTCGGTCAGCAGCGCACCCGTCCCCGCGGCCGTCTCGGTGTAGTCGCGCCAGAGCGCCGCCCACTTCGCCCGGATCCCATCCCCCCAGGCGTCCGGCTTGCCGTTGATCGTGGTGTGCATTACGCTTGATCCCCCTTCCGTGCGGGTACGACCTTCCCCGTCATGGCCGACAGCGCGACCCCCGCGCCATCCGGCAGCCCGTCGCGCTTGAGCCGGCGCTCGACGATCTCGACCGCCTCGTGCAGCGTGTCGGTCGATAGCTGCAGGGTAACCGTTAGCTCGAAGGTCACGACAACGGCCCGTCTAGCGCCTTGACGACGTCGGCCCACCGCTGATCGATCGGATCGGGCTCCTGCACCACAGGCACCGACTTGTGCAGCGCCTCCAGGATCTTGAGCGCCGCCGGGAGATCCACCGTGAACGGCTCGAACCGTACCGAGGTGTCCGAGTCGACGCGCACGGTATAGCCATGGCTCCGCGCGCTCAGGTAGATCACGCTATCGCCGCTGTTGGGGCTCAGCCGGGATCCCGGCTCCGCTGCCAGGATCGCGCGCACCGTCGCCTGCTGCGCCTGCTGCGCTTTGTCGGCCAGGTCGATCAACCTTGTTGCCTCCGCGTGCAGCCGCTCGCCATCCTTGAGCACCAGCCGGCGCATGATGTCGGCCGCAATCACCGCCGCCGGCTTGCTCGCGTCAACCGTGATCTCGGTGACCGGATCCTTCTCGCCGTAGGGCGCCCGGATCACTCTGGGGCTGTGCTTCGCATCGGTCGGCCAGACCAGCCCGATCGCGATCCGCGGCCCGTTGCGCTTGTCGGCCTTGCGCCACGCCTCCGGCCAATCGAGCGACAGCCGCAGATCATCGGGGAACTGGCGCCGCAGTCGCCAGCAGTGCCACTCCTCCGGGGATCCGCTCGCATCCTCCAGGACCCACCGCCCACCGCCCACCGCCGGCAGCTCCACCAGCTTCTGTGCCTCGCTCGCCGTCCAGGGTCCCGCGTTCAGTGCCGCGCAGATCTGGCGCGCCTGCAGCTCGATCGCCGGCCAGCTCTCCCGATTATGGCTGCTCATACTGATCCCCTCCGTGTTAGTAGTCTCGCCTCGTCGATCAAATCCGCGATCGCCTGAAACCCGGGATCGTAGCCCGTGCCGGCCAGCTTCTCGACCAGGGCGATCGCGGGTCCGCTCTGCCGGATCTGCTGCAGCGCGGCCGCCTTCTCCTCCTCGCTGACCGCCATCACCGCGCCTCGCTTCTGGGCATACCCGGCCCAGGCTACCCGGCGCAGTGGGCGATCGCCATGCGGATCCCCTTCGATACAGATCTCCATCCCGTCGATCGTTAGCTGCATGATCCCCTCTTGCGCGCCGCTCTGGGCGACTGGCGATCGCTCGCCGGCCGATCGCCCCGTCCGCCGCAGCCTTGACAGTTGTTGATCTTCCACACCTTGACGCCGTTGCGCTGGGCTCGCCATCCGCCCCGATACCCCATCCCTAAGCAGCTCTCGCACCGCACCCGATCCCCCTCGCCGCGCGCCTCGCTCCGCATCCGCTCAGCGCTTCGCAGCCCTAGTCCTAACTTCACCTGATCCCCCTCTGCACCTAGCGGTACTGGTACGTACTCCCCTCGCGATCGCGCGCCGGCTTAGACTCCGCCTCTGGTTCTGTGTTCCGGTCGGCCAATCCCCGCGGCTCGCTTCGCTGCCTCCGGCGTCGGCCCCTCGCCGTACTTCACCGCCCAGTCATTCATCAGCTCGACGCGCCGGCTCGCCTCCCAGACGATCGCCCCTTTCGCCGTGCTGACTCGCTCATTGATCCGGTAGCTCGTACCGTGGTGATCGAAGCCCAGGCCGTTAGGGTGCAGCCGCGCGCCCGGGATCCCTGTGGCAGCCGCTTTGATCAGCGATCGGAGTGTAGGAGTATCCATGGTTTACCTCAGCTCGCAGAAGTGATCGATCCGCTTCCCGCCGTACCGCTTCGCGTGATCTGAGTAGCGATGCGGCCCGGGGGTTGGATGTGTCGCGAGGTAGACGCAGCGGTAGAAGTAGAGCGGATCCTGATTCCAGCCCTTCCGGCTGTGGCGGATGTCATTGTCGGCGCACCAGTCGCGCGCGCGATCGACCAACCCCAGGGCCAGCGCTGGCGCCTCCGCGTAGGGGATCACATGGTAGCCGTCTGGGGCATCCTCGATCCAGCTGCCCGACTCCGAGTTAATGGTTGCGTGCAGGGCGACCCACCGATCGGCGATCGTCGCGTAGTCGAAGCACCAAAAGTCCTCACCGCCGATCGCGAACTCCAGCGATCCGTACGGGCTCGTGAGGTCTCGATACTCGTCGCCCTTGCGCGGATCCCCGGGATCCTCCTGATTGAGTATATGACCCCACTGATCGACCGGCCAGCCCGTGATCGGATGCAGGTCGACCGCTCTCCGGTAGTGATAGTCTTGACTCATCGCGGATCCCTCTCACAGCTGCAGGGCTTCAGGATCACCCGACGGTACGCCCGGATGCACTCCCCGCAGACCCGATACCGTAGCCCGTTAACCCAAAAGGTGATCGTCGTGGTCGGCTTCCAGTCTCGCCCGCAGTCCTGGCAGCGCCGGCCGATCCTGTACTGGCGCCGCTTGACGGTGGTGTGCTGCGAGGTCTCAGGCATCAGACGTACTCCGCCGCATGGCGTCGCGCGTGCAGCCGGGATCCGTCCTTCACAAAGTGAAAGGCATGTTTGCGCAGCCACTCCTGATCCGTGGTGGCGATCGCCCCTTTGCTAATGTGGTACTTGTGCCACTGCGCGCGCGTCCAGACGTGCGGCCCGTCGGGCAGCGCCTGCCCAGTCACGTACGGCCAGCTGCGAATATTGGCGCAGTTCATACACGCGACCCCGTGCCGCCTCGCATTCTCGATCGTGTCTCGATGCACAAAGGCGGCGAGTACCTGCTCTCGCTGCCGGCTCGTGAGGTCGGATCCCTTGATCAGCATCTAGTACTCCTCGCCCAGGACATCGATCGCGCGCGCCGCGGCCCCTCTGACGTCGTGCTTTTTGTGCATGTTCCAGAGTTTCGGCTCAATCGCTCCAGGCAGCCCGTGCTGACGGAGGATCTTCGCACCGGCCTTCAGATCCTTGGCGCAGCGCTCCAGGCATTGCGCGGCCTCGATCATCCGATCGGCCGCATCCGCCGTTTCGCGTGGTGTCATTCGGATCCCCCGATCGGCCCAATGCTGACCTTCTCCCAGAACCCTCCGCCGTACCAGGTGGGCAGCGCCGGATCGAACGTGTGATCCTTCCGCTGTACGTATTCGCTTTTCAGCTCGTGCAGATCCGGATCCGCCAGGCCGGCCCGCCTGAAGGCGATCGAACAGCTCTCCGCCCGATCACCGGTTACCCAGGCGCGCGATCGCTGGCCCGGGCGATCGATCCGCGTGAGGATCATGCACCGCCCCTCCCGGATCTTGTGTGGCCCGTCGGGGCAGTCGCTCCCATGGTGGGAGATCACCCGCCTACAATGCTTCATAGCCGGATCCCCCGTGCGACCGTCCGCCGCTCGCTCTCCTGCCTGTTGGCCTGCTGCAGCGCGTACCGCCGGCCGGTCTCCTCGGGCGTACTCCCGTGGGCCGGATGCCAGGCCATCCGCGGGCAGGTACTCCAGGTGCCCGCGCAGTACTGGCACTGGCATAACGGGCAGATCACGTACAGGTGCTTGTACCCGTGCGCCTTGCAACCCAGAACCTTGACCATAGCGAGATCCTAGCACAAGATCTGCACCATGTCAACCATGCAAAACACTCAGAGATCTAGGCCCTTGACATCCTGCCTAGCTTCTGCTACTCTTCTGCCCGTCCACAGTCGGCCGCATTCCGCTGCCACGGTCGGACACTTCAGGGAGCTTCTACAATGGAACTCTTCGCCGCTAACGCTCAATGGTCGACCCGCCCGAAGGATCAGCGCTTTACCTCGCTCGACGATCTGCACTCCGCCTGCAAAGGCTACGCGGACACCGCCCGGGAGCGGAATCAGGTCCCGGTCGACTCCCTGCGGGTCGAAAACGTCGACGGTGACGTACAGTTGATGGGACGGGGCGGTGTCCCGGCGCGCTTGACCCATTGGAGCTTTGGCCAGCTCTCCGCCCGGATTGGCGCGCCGGCCTCCTACCTCCGGACCTTGCCCGCCACACTGGCGGCTCAGAACCTGAACCACGGTCTGGCAAAGCGCGCCGCGGACTCCGAAGGCGGAACGGTGAACCTACTCTTTCACCAAAACGGCTCCCTCCTCCTCCGCGCATTGACCAGCGACAAGTACGCCCGGGTCTGGAACCATGAGATCACCGATCGCTTACTGGACCTGCAGGGCAAGGGCTGGGAGCCCGCCCGGGCGGACATCCGGATCAAGGCGGAGGACGATCTCCCCCTCTACGCCTCCGATCACGATATGTTCGCCTTTCTCCGCCACTCCGATCGCATGGTCAAAGAGGGGTCCTCGGGGCAGTCCCTGCACAAAGGGATCATCGTCAGCAACAGCGAAGTCGGGGCGTCGAAACTCCGCCTGCTCAAATTCCTGTACCGCGAAATGTGTGGGAATCACATCATCTGGGGAGCCGAAGACGTGATCGAGCTGTCGCTCCGCCATGTCGGTACCATCCGGGAACAGCTGCAGTCGTGGGGGGCGGAGATCACCAAGTACATGGACTCGTCGGTCAGTGACCAGGAAGCGCAGATCGAGTACGCCCGGACCAAAACGATCGCGGCGACCAAGGATCAGCTGTTGGACGTGCTCTTCGGGAAAAAGGCGATCGGTCTCTCGCGCAAGACCCTGCAGGCCGGCTACGATGCGACCCTCCCGGACCAGGACGGGGACCCGCGTACCGTGTGGGGATTGGTCCAGGGACTGACTCGCTACAGCCAGACCATCCCGTACGCGGATGAGCGGACGATCGTCGACCGCGCCGCGGGCAAGGTGCTGGATCTGGCGAGCACGTTCTAGGCGCCTCCCGGGGTGTACACAGTTCAGGCCGGCTAGCCTTGCGAGGGTTAGCCGGCCTGCTCGCTGTACCGCCCCTGCTGACCCGCCCCTTCTGCCTCCAGCCGGCGGCCTGCCGATCGTAGCAGGTCCGCCCGTCCCTCCGCCCCTAGTCCCTCGGGTCAATACCTCCCCCGCGCCGATAGACCAGGTACTCCAGGTTCCGCCGATCGTCAGGTTCCATATCGAGCACGCAATCCGCGATCGCCTCCAGGTCCAGTGCAGCTAGGTCCGTCGCCAGTTGATCCGCCGTCCGCCGTTTGCCGGCGGCCTGCAGGTCGACCAGTCGCAAGCGCTTCTGTTCAAGTCTGGTGCTGAGATCACGAAACTGTGCATCGCTCATGTGCTAACCCTCTGATTCTAAAGACTTGCCGATATTGGCACACTGCACATACTGCCAATCTCATGCCTGCCTGCCTACCAGGGCGGACCAGGGACCAGGAGCAGGCCGGCTACCAGGGAGCAGGGCAGTAGAAGGGCGGACCAGGGCAGGCCGGGCCATTGTCCGCGGGGGCCACCGGGGGGGAGAGGCTCAGCTCGTGCTCGTGCTCGGCGATATTTTCGGTGGAAAATTTCGGGGATCCTGTGCTAGAGGGGAGTAGACTCCTGAGCATGGTGTCCACCTGCACACGGATCGTCTGGGCCGGCCTCCTCCTCGCCGGGATCCTCCTCGGCACCGCCGCGATCACCGGGGTGATCCTCACCCGCACCCTCGGCGGCGTCTGGCCCTGATGTCCAAACTGACGCGCTGGTTCAGCAGCCCGTTCCTCCTGCGCGCGATCGTCCGAGAACTTGGGGGGATCCGGGTGCAGCTGCAGCGGCAAGGGGATCTGCTGGAGCGCTTCGCCGCCCATGCTGGGATGGTGAGCCCCGCGGTGGTCGCCGAACATGCCGCACCCGAGGATCTCGCCGACTCCGGGGTCAGCTTCCTGGACGGGATCGAGCGCGGGATGGTTGAGGACTACGTCGCCAAGACGCAGAAGGACACCGGCCGCGTCCCGAGCGATGAAGAGGTGCTGAGCTACCTCGCCGACGAGCGGACGCAGGCGCTCCATGCGCGGTTGACCGAGCGCGCGGCCGCACTCGATCTCGACCGCCTCGGGAGGAAAGGGTGAGCCAGGGGATGAAGCGGCGCGGCGGGGCGACGCTGCGACACCAGCACCGACTGGCATGGCTGGGCGCGCGGCCCGATCGGTGCACCGGCGTCCCCGGGATCCACTCCGACGTCTCTGATGAGGGTCGGACGCGACTGCGCGAGCTGCACCTCGACATGCTGCGGGCCCACCTGTTTGGCGCCGGACCCGGCGCGGAGCAGCGCGACACCATCCGCCGGCTGATCTCCGAGCTGCGCGGCGAGACCTCGGCCACCGGGGGGAAGTGGTGAGCGGATCCGTCAAGGGCCGCGCACTGTTCCACGCCTCCGCTCGGGAGAAACACCAGCAGGTCGTCAGTCGCGAGGGGATCTGCGCCTGGTGTGGACTCACCGTGTTTGGGCTGCCCGCGGGGATCACCCGCTGCACACGCTGCGACTCCGACGAGATCGACTGGATCGCCCCGCCCGCCCCGCCCAAAGGGCACTACACCCGCGACGCCAGCTACTCCCCGGGGTCGATCGCGTATAGTGTCCTCGGAGGGACCGTCTTCGGACGGCGCTGATATGCCCCGAGACCACGGTAAATCCGGGATCCGCTACGACCAGGCCCAAGGGGTGATGCCACGGCCCGGCCAGGGCGCGCGCCAGACGTCGATCCTCACCAAAGAGGAAGCCGCGGCGTCGGAGGCCGCACTCGATGCGCTGGTCCACGTCCTGGGCGGCAAGGTGCAGCTGCTCGACACCCTCGCCGTGGCGTGCGATGTGCCCGAGGTCGAGGCCCTACTGAAGCTATTCCTGGATCCCCACCACGAGAAGATCTCCCTGCGGATGCTGTGCTCGATGGCGGGGCTGACGGTGGTCGACCTCTTCAGCGCCTACAAGAAGGCGATGGTGGTCAAAGCGCAGCTGGTCGCCTACCAGGCGATCACCGACGCGATCCTCCCCGTGGTGCAGGACGTGATGAAGCGCGCGGCGCCCTATACGATCCCCTGCTACGACTGCGCAGGATCCGGCAGCGTGAAGGATCCGGAGGCCAAAGAGGGCGACCCGGTCCAGGTGACCTGCCCGACCTGTGCGGGCCGGAAGGAACTGCTCCAGCTCCCGGATCTGGATCGCCAGAAGGTCGCGCTCGAACTGGCGCAGCTGGTGCAGAAGGGCACCTTCGGGATCAACCTGCAGCAAAACAACATGACGGTCCCCCCACCGCTGCCGGATGCGACCGAGGGCACTGGGAACCTGATCTCGCTGCAGCACGCCGTCCGCGAACTCCTCAGCGGACCCCGGCACCCCTTGCCGACGGTCGACGCCGAGGTGATCCCCCAGCCCGAGGCCGCCTCATGATCGATCCTGCTGTGGTTCCGGCGGTCGTTGCGCCGCTCTCCGCCTGGACGCCGGCGACCATCGGCGTGGCGCTGACGGGGCTGGCGGGCCTGGTGGGCGCGATTGGCACCGCCTCCGGATTGATCATCAAGGAGATCCGGGCCAAGGCGGCGATCGGTGCGGCCGCCGGCGATGAACGCGACCGAGCGTTGAACCGGATCGAGCTGCTGGTCGACGGCCGCTATGGCAAGGTGCTGGAGGAACTCGCCGCGATGAAGAACCTCCTGGCCAATGCGACCGGCGACCCCCAGGACCGCGCCCGGGCGACCCTGGCACAAGGCGACTCCGATGCCCAGGCGGAGCGGGTCACCTTGGTCAACGCCACCGCCCCGCCGCCCAGTGGCGCGATCCCGACGAGGAAGAAGCAACCATGACCCCCATCCAGTACCCGATCACCGGCACCGCCAGCTATGACCCGGACACCCAGGAGGGCCTGGTGAGCTTTCGTCCCGACACCACCCCGCCGCCCCCGGATCCCCCACCGCACGACGGGACCGACATGATCGACCTGAGCCAGGTGGTGATCACCCGCGACAGTCCGGATGTGCGGAGCTGGCCGATCGGGGCGAAGTTCCTCCGGATCGACCTGAGCCCCAGCGCCAACGCGGGGATCGAGTTCAGCAAACGCAATGGGCCCGAGGCGTGGCCCTTCGTGCGCGGGCCTGAAGGGGGCGAGATCCAGTACACCCTGTGGGTCGTCTGCAAGATTGGCGGGATCTGGTACACCTGCGGGAGCATCCTCTGCATCTCGCGGGCCCCGAATGACAACTATGTCCCCACCGGCCCGACCCTGGAGATCGGCCAGCTGCCCAATAACTGGTACTACTTCTGTGGGGATCCGCTGCAGGAGTACCAGCCCCAACCCGGCGAGCAGGTCGGCTGGTTCCTCACCTCTGGCGTGCAGCGCCGCAACGATATCCACACGGTGGCGGAACGGACCCAGGTCGTGCTGGCGTCCTTCTCGCCCGGGAGTTACCCCTTCTAATGGCCCGCTATCGACGCCGGCGATCGCCGCTGCTCCTCCTCCTGCTGCTCCTAACCTTGAGTGTCGGGGTCAAGAGCCAGGACATCTTCAAGGCCCGCACCCTCGCCCAGCAGATCCTCGACGCCCTGGAGCCGACGCCGGTCGTGGTGGTGATCCCCACCCCGGCGGCCTTCAACGTCGCCTACGCGGCCGCGCCGGCTGGGAGCACCCTCACGCTGAGCCGATCGCTCATCTACACCGACCCGCTGGTCCTCAACAAGGCGATCACGCTCCAGCCCGAGGGCGCCCTCCCACTCACCCCGATCGACGCCGCGACGCCGCTCCCCTCCTTCAGAGATGGGATCACCATCAGCGGCGACGCGGTGACCCTGATCGGGGTCGAGGTCAAGAAAGTCGACCCCCAGACCGACATCGTGGTGGTGAGTGGCGCCGGGGTCACACTCGACCGGATCCGCGTGCTCGGGGATCCGGTGCGCGGCGCGAAACGCGGGATCCGAGCCAATAGCAACGGCAACCTCCGGATCCTGCGCTACTACATCGACTACACCTTCCAGATCCTCAATAGCGCGGACTCGCAGGCGATCTGCGGCTGGGACATGGGACCCGGGCTGCTGATCGAGGATGGCTACGCGAGTGGGGGATCCGAGTCGATCATGATCGGCGGGGCTGATGCCTCCTCGGCAGCCCGGATGCCGGCCGAGGTCACCATCCGCGGGAACCGGATCACCAAGCGGCCCGAGTGGCAGGCGGCCGCGGTCGGGGTCAAAAATATCCTGGAGATCAAGGCCGGCCGCAATATCCTCATCGAAAACAACGACATCGAGTACTCCTGGGGCGGCCATGGCCAGGACGGCTACGCCTTCTTGATCACCGTGCGCAACCAAGATGGGAGAGCCCCCTGGAGCACCGTGCAGAACGTCGTGTTCCGAGGGAATCGGATCACCCATGCCGCGGCCGCGATCAACATCCTCGGGCTGGACAACATCCGGGAAGACACCGCCGGCCGGCCGACCCCGGTGGGATCCGTCCGCCCCTCGATCCGCGCCTCGACCATCAGCATCACCGGGAACACCGCCACCGACCTCGACCCGACCAAGTGGACCGGATCCAACCGGATGATCCTGATCGGCGGCTCGCCGATCGACGTGACGATCGACATGAACACCTTCGTCGGGCAGCACCTCGGGAGCGTGGTCTATCTCTATGGCAGCCTACCGACGTCGCAGATCCCCGGACTGATGATCACGAACAATACCTGGCCGCCGTCGACGTACGGCGTGAAGGGCGACGGGCTCGCCAGCGGCGCCGCCACCTGGGCCGCCTACGTGCTGAGTGGCCGGCTCGAAGGGAATGTCGTACAGTAGGGCCGGCGGCGGGGCCTCGTACCAGCTCGCTGGGAACCACCCGAACGTCCCCGAACGGGTGTTGTGAGCAATAAGGCCCCGTCGCTAGGTTTAGGGAGGATCCGATGCAGTACATCTGGCGCACCCTGATCGCCGCGGTGGTCTTCGCCGTCTTCGTCCTCCTGGTGATCCCGGCGCTCCTGTCGCTGATCAACATGCCGTCGAGCAGCGCCCTCGACGCCATCATCAAAGGGTGCTCGATTCTGATCGCCCTAGGCTACATCCTCTGGGGCAAGCCGGTCGTCCCCGGCCCGGCCTAGATGTACCACCCCGACTGCATCGGCGCGCGCGAGGACCAGATCCTCCGCCATCCGACCTGGAAGAAGCTCTTCCCCCAGGGGATCCCCACCTATTCGATCGAGGAGAGCGAGGCGCACACGCGCGCGCTGGTCGCCGCCCGGAAGGAGGACGGATCCTTCACCCGGTCGCTCACCCAGGAGGAGAGCGTCTTCCTCGCGGCGACCCCGCTGCGCTGTGCGATCGACTACCCCTACTTTGTGACCCGCTTCGGAGTCGTGGATGACCAGGGGCATGGGATCCGCAAGCTCTCGACCCTCTCCGAGTCGCAGCAATTCGTCCTGAACAAGGTCGCCCAGCTCGAAAAAGCGCGCTGGGGATCCCACCCGGATGGCCTCCTCTTCAACGTCCTGAAGGCCCGCCAGCTGTTCGTCAGCACCCTGGCCGAGACGATGCTCGCGCACCGCGTGCTCTTCCAGCCACACACCCGCGCGCTGGCCGGCGCCGACGTCGAGGAGCAGGCCGGCTACCTGTTTCGGATGGTGGTGCGCCTCTACGATGCCCTGCCGTGGTTCCTGCAGCCGGCGCCAAGATTCCCCTTTGTGAAGAATCGCGAGTTTGGGCTCGGCAACCAGAGCTTTGTGAAGACCGCCTGGGGCAAGAGCACACGCGGCGCGCTCCAGTCGGTGACGGGCCAGGAGGGATCCAAGGGCGCGATGGGCCGCGGCCAGACCTACGGCGTGGTGCACCTCTCGGAGCTGCCGACCTGGGACAACCCGGATCAGATCGACTCGGCGCTCCTGCCGGCGATCCCGATCCACCCCGACACCCTAGTCCTGTTCGAGGCGACCGCGGAGTACGCCGGCGACTGGTGGCACCTCCACTGGCTGGCCTCGGGGGAGAAGGTCGGCCGCTTCACCAACATCTTTGTCCCGGTCTACGCCGAGCCGACCAAATACAGTCTGCCGGCGCCGCTTGACTGGACCCCCTCGTCGACCACGCTCGCCTGGGCCGCCAAATGCGAGCGCACCTCGACCCAGTGGTACGATCACACCGTCCACCTCACGCGCAACCAGATCTACTGGTACGAGACCACCCGAGCCTTCTATGAGAAAAAGAACGATCTGGGCTCCTTCCTCAAGGAGTACTGCGCCGACGACCTCGAATGCTTCCAGTACGCGGGCAAGTCGATCTTCAGCTTCAACCAGCTCGATGCGATCGACCAGGCGGGATCCCGTCGTCCGCTACTCGACGTGTGGCGTGTCGAGCCGGCGCGCGACATCGCCGCCCTTCGTCGCACTGCTCAAGAGGATCGCCCAGGCGCTCCTGTCCCCCCGCCCACCCGCCGCCCGGATCCGCCTCTCTCCCTTCGTGTGGGGCCCGGCGCGGGATCCAGCGTGGCGGGCTACGCCTTCCCGGTCCCGGCCGGCTATGGCTTCCAGCGGCTCACGGCGCAGGAGCTGAAGGATCTCCCCTCCCTGCGCAGCTCGGTGCTCGCCATCTGGGAGTACCCGCGGCCGCGGGGCAAGCGTCGCTACGTGATGGCGGTCGATGTGAGTGAGGGCTTGGGGCTCGACTACTCGGTGGTCGACATCATCCGGCTCCCCACGATCGAGGAGCCGGCCGAGCAGGTCGCCCAGTACATCTCGAACGTGATCGACACCAAAGAGCTGGCCTTTGTCTGCGATGCGATCGGCCACCTCTACCCGGACGAGGACGCGATCGAGGCGCTGGCGGCGATCGAGACCAACTCGGTGGGACTGGCGACCCAGGACTCGATGCAGCTGCACCTGGGCTACACCGCCTTCTACGTCTGGGAGTACGCCGACTCCGCCTCGCCCGACCGGCGCTACTCGACCAAGATCGGATGGGTCACCACCACCCGTACACGCCCGATCCTGCTGACGTCGTTCCGCGACGCAGTGACCACGATCGACCCGATCACCAGCCAACCCGACTACATCCTGAACTCCCCGGTCACCCGCGGCGAGCTGCGCCACTTCATCACACCCGACGTCCTGGCCAACGCCCAGGCCGCGCGCGGGCAGCACGACGATTGTGTGATGAGCGCGGCGATCGGCTACTATGTGGCCTGGAGACTGGCCGGCGGCGAACTCGAACCGATCGCCGAGAAGCGCCGTCGTCGGGCCGCCCTCCAGGAGCAGCAGGCCCTCACGCCCCAGACCCGTCGCGACTTTCGGAACAGCGCCCTGACCACCGACGAGGTCGAGGCCCACGCGGAGGAGGATGATGAGTTCCAAGACGACCTCGCCGCCGGTGCCGGACTCCACTTCGACGCCCGCAACCGCGTCGACTAAGGAGCCTGCGGCGCCGCTGGTCCCGCTCAGCGTCGCGCGCCTCGACAAGGTGCCGCTGCGTCGCAAAGGGGCGACCCTCCAGGCGGTACGGGTCACCCATGATCACTCGGTGACCATGCCCGATGAGACGGTCGTGATCGCGCGCGTGGGCGACTGGGTCATCCTCTCGGGCTCGATCATCATCGCCTACCTCAAGGACCGCGACTTCCCAGGCCCCTACGAGATCGTGGCCGAGGGCACCCTCACCCTCAGCCTCCAGGATCGCGAGCTGCTCGAACGGACCACCGGCCTGGGCACCACGCGCACGCCGATGGAGCTGGTCGCCGCCATCCAACGCCTCGCGCGCATCGGGATTGGCGACGTCCAGATCCCCTTCACGCCGGGCCAGCTCGAAGAGATCGCCTATCGCGCGACCAAGCGGGGGATCACCCTACAGCGGGCGGTCCAGGACGTGATCGATCGGATCTCGGGTGAGCTGTTTCACCGTCCGAGCTAACCGTGGAGGATCAGCGCGCGGTGTTTCGCGTCGACCCGACGCCCACGCTCGGATCCCCTGTGCTCTCGCTCGCCTATCGATCGTTCCCCCAACCGCAGTCACGCTGGCGTCGCTGGAGGGCCTGGATCGTCCGGGCCTTCTGGTGGGGCTGGGCGATTCTGCCCCACTAGATGTGCGACGACGGCTTCGCCATCACCGGCGGTGGGGGCGGGGGCGGTGGGGTCGGCCCAGCCGGGCCGGCGGGGCCTGCGGGTCCGCCCGGCGCGACCGGATCCCCCGGATCCCCAGGCGCGGGCGGCTTGCCTGGGCTGGATGGGATCGATGCTGAGCCCGACTTTCCCATCCCCGGCCTCCCTGGTGTGGCTGGGACCCCTGGTAGCGCAGGCGTCGCCGGCCCTCCTGGTGCTCCAGGTAGTCCCGGGATCGACGGCGTCGACGGCGATCCGGATTTCCCGATCCCTGGGCCGCCTGGGGCAACCGGGGCTGCGGGCGCTCCAGGTGCGCAGGGGGATCCGGGGACACCCGGGGCGACCGGACCCACAGGCCCAACGGGCGCGATGGGGCTCGATGGCGCCGATGCGGAGCCGGATTTCCCGATTCCAGGCCCACCCGGCACGCCAGGGGTAGCCGGATCCGCAGGCGCGCCAGGCGCCGTGGGTGCGATGGGCGCGCCAGGGCTCGATGGCCTCGACGGCGACCCCGACTTCCCGATCCCCGGCCCGACGGGTCCTCAAGGCCCCGCCGGATCTGCGGGTGCCACGGGACCCGTCGGGCTCGCCGGCGCGCCAGGTCTGGACGGGATCGATGGGGATCCTGACTTTCCCATCCCTGGACCGCAAGGCCCCACCGGCGCGCAGGGCTCCATCGGCCCCACTGGCGCGATCGGCTCGACGATCTGGATCCCCGGGATCATCGACGACTCGGCCGGCGATGCGCTGCTTGACTTCTCGGGGCCGCCCACGGTCTCGCTCCCGCAGCGGATCTACAACGTCTCGGTCGCCTCCCAGGCCCCCGCGGCCGCCACCCGGACCTATCTGACCGGATCCGCGCTCAAGGTCCCGTCGGGGAAGCTCGCCATCGGGAATATGTTCCTCTGGCGCTTCAACATGACCAAGACGGGCGCCGGCACCGCGCTGTCGACCTTCGACATCGCCTTCGGCACCGCCGGATCCACCGCCGACACCGCGCGCGTGTCCTTCGTCAAGCCGGCCGGAACCGGGGTGATCGACGAGGCGTGGGTCGAGATCATGGCGACGATCCGCGGGCCGATCACCTCGCTCTGTATCGTGAGCGGGCTCTTCCACCTCTCGCACAATCTCGCCGCGACGGGGCACGCGATCATCCCGAACGTCGTCGTCAATACCCAGTCGGCCGGCTTCGACGTCACCGGCGCCAACATCATCGCCGGGATCTGCCTGACCTCTGGCGCGCTCGACGCGATCACGATCCAACTGATGCAAGCCGAAGCGTTCAACCTCTAGAAAGGGATCCTATGGCCGCCAACAAAGTCTTCAACTTCGGACCTGTCGCACTGACGACGACCCTGACCACCAACATCCTCAACCCGAATATCACCTCGGTGGCGGGCCCGGTCGGCTTCACCATGTCGCAGCCGTACATCGTGCTGCGGCACATCCGGTTCGTGAACAAGACCGCCGGCGCGGTCACCATCTCGCTCTGGAAAGGCGCCACCGGCGGCAACGTCGCCGGCACCGAGGTCGTTGGCCAGGGGCTCGTCATCGCCGCCAACAGCGTGTACGACTGGTACGGGCTGATGCGGCTGGACGCGGCCGACTTCCTGGTCGGCGGCTGCAACACCGCCACCGCGGTCAGCATCCAGGGTGAGGGCGAGATCGGGGTCAGCGGCTAGGATGGCTGCCCAATTCGTCGCCTTTGGGCCGATCCTGGTGCCGGTGGCCGGCCAGCCCTACCAGGTCCCGGTCCCCGCCGAGATGAACCCGCCGAGCTGTCACGCGGTGATCATCGAAGCGCTGCCTGGGAACACCGGCAAGATCTACATCGGCCTGCAGGGGCTGAATCGCGCCTCGCTCGCCCAGGTGCTGGCGATTCTACCCCTGCCGACAGCCAATCTGCTGCCGACCTTCTCGATCGCACTGACGGTGGCGGGGAACGCGATCAACGTGGGGGCGTTCTGGATCGACGCCGACATCTCCGGCGAAGGCGTGCTACTCTCAGCGTTGGTCGCCTAACATGCACACCTGGCTCGGCTTCCTCGGCGGCGTGCTGCTGATGTTCGTGGTCGGCTGGGTGATCCTCCTGCGATCAGGCCCGAGGTTCTAGTGCCCGTCCATGATTACTACTGCGCGCGGTGCGGGCAGGTGCTCGTGGACATCCTGGTCCCGATTGCGATCGGCCAGGCCGCCGGCGCCCCCATCCACTGCGACCAGCCCACCGTCCCGATCCCAGGGATCGGCTCGATGGACTACGGGGCGGTCAAGGGGGCGGGGTTCAAGGGCTTCACCACCACCGACGCCCGAGGGAACCCGGTCGAGATCAATTCCCTCCATGATCTGCGCCGGGTCGAGCGCGAGAGTGAGGTCGCGCACCGCAACGGCGAAGGCCAGCCGATGGTCTGGCGGCGCTGGGCGCAGAACAACAGCAACGCGGATCAGCCGACCCTCTCCAAGAGCTACTATGGCGGCGACGCCCCCACGCCCCAGGCGAAGCATCGCTTTGGCTCGACGCTGAAGCGCTCCGCCGACGAACCGGCAGGATCCTTTGGGCCGGGGGTCGACGAGTCCAATACCTCCGCGCTCGCCATGGAGGGCAAATGATCGCCGTTGACCAGTTCCCACCCGACGACGGCGTCCAGGCGGTCACCTTCGCGCGCGATCAGCCGGAGTACGATCCCCTCCCCGCCCTGCTCTACCCGGACGGGACCGTCCTCACCGAGTGGGCCTTCACCGACGAGGAGCGCGCCTTGATCGCGCGCGGGGAGAATCTCCGGCTCTGGATCATCAAGGGACTCTTCACCCGCTGCAGCCACTGCAATCAAGCCAACCCAACCTACCTCCAGCCGGTGAAGCTCGAACTGACCCACGAGCAGGTCGCCTGATGCCGACCTCCCTCAAGAGCCAGCTCGATGACGTCGTCGGCGGGCTCGTGAACGCCGAGCCGGCGACCCAGATCACGCGCGGGATCGCCAAGGTTGGCGAGGCCGCCGAGCCCTATCTGAACAAAGCCAGCGACGCCTACGACTCAGCGAAGACCTGGGTGCAGAAGAAGCTCACCCCGACCCCGCCACCGATCACCACCGACATCAATCTCCCGGTCTCGGGCAAGCGGAAGGTCACCAAACCCGTCCCCACGCGGTCCCTGAGTAAGCGCTAATGGCCGACTTCAGTCCCTCCGGCGTGCTCGATCTGCCGCAGACCACTGCCGATAGCCTGAGCAAAGGCGACACCCGTGTGCTCGGCTGGCTCAAAGAGTGGCTGGTGGAGGGGGATCTGATCAACCGATCGGATCCCTCCTACGAGGGGATCGAGAAGGCGTTTGAGTATGTGGTCGGCGAGCAGCGCTCCCCCGAGACGCGCAAGCTGAAGTACCTCCCCCAGGTCGTCATCAATGAGACGCGGAAAGCGATGCAGGCACACGTCAGCGCGATCACCGACTTCGAGCCGGTGGTCGGCTGGAAGGGCCCACCCGAGGCGCAGCTCCAGGCGGATCTGCTCAACAAGTATCTCCTGGCCGAGTGGATCACCCTGATGCTCGACCTCGACCTAGGCGACTGCGTCAAGTACTCGCTCGCCGGCGGGACCGGGGATCTGATCGTCGACTGGGATCCGCATATCCCGCTGGGCGGGGGGCATCAGCTCTCCGCACGGGATCCCAGGGATACTCTCCCGCTGCGCCCCAGCTACGGCCGCTCCGTCCAGTCCTGGGAGGGGGTGTGCTTCCGCGAGGAGCACTCGGTGAACGTCCTCAAGGGGATGTACCCCACACGCGCGCACCTCTTCAAAGCCGCCTCGGATACCTCCCTGGGACGAATCGCCGGCCGCTTCCGGATGGGCCTCTCGCGCCTCCTCAGCCCGGCCGACCCGCTCGACTCGATCGCTGGTGGGGGATCCGCCGCCTCCGCCCGTCGCCTGCGCCGCGGCTCGGTCGCCCTCTACCGCGGCTACTTCCACGACCGCACCCGCAACCTCACCACCACCCCGATCCCGATGGGCACCCCGGGCGCGAACTGGGCCTATGTCGTCAAGCCGGGCGAGCCCCTCTACCCCCGCGGCCGCCTGCTGGTCGCCACCGACGATGCCGTGATCTATGACGGCCCGAACACCTACTTTCATGGGCTGTTCCCCTTCTGCCGGCTGAAGCTCTGGTCGGTCCCGTGGCAATTCCTCGGGGTCCCACTCTTTAACGACCTGATGCCGATCCAGGACGCGATCAACGACACGGTGGGGGACATCCGGCTAGGGATCCAGCAGTGGATCAACCCCGACGTGACCTACAACCGCAACGCCGTGTCCGAGGCGACCATGAAGATCATGGATCCCCGGCGGCCTGGGAAGCGGGTCAAGGTCACCCCGGGGTTTGGGGATCCCTGGAAGAAGGAGAACGGGCCCAATCCGCAGATCCTCTCGATGGCGATCGAGATGTGGGAGAAGCTCACCACCAAATTCGAGAGCCTGAGCGGGACGGCGAACCTGCAGGCCCTCCTGCAGCTGCGCCAGATGCCCAGCGCCGACACCATCGAGAAGTACTACAACGCCCTGACCCCGGAGATCCGCAGCGAGGCACGCACGGTGGAAGCCTTCCTGCGCGACCTCTCCGAGATGATCAAGGTCAACTACTTCCAGTTCCTCAGCAAGGCGAAGCGGATCCAGATCCTGGGCTCGGCGGGCGAGTCGATGGTCGACTTCGACTTCGACCCCAACACCCTGGTCCCCGGGCTGAAGAAGGGGGATCCGAAGTACACCCCCGAGCTGGACGTCGACGATACCACCCGGGATCAGCGCGCGATCTTCATTGCCGGCCAGCTCCAGTTCGTCGTAGCGCCCAACTCGGTGCTCGCGATCGACGCCACCGAGCAGAAGATGATGCGACTGCAGCTCGCCCGGATGGGCTACTACGACTTCTGGTCGCTGCACGAGACACTGCACACCCCGAATGTCGGCGCCCCGCCCGCGGTCCCGCTGCCGCCGATCGAGCCCCCGCCGCCTGGGCTCCTCGAAGCCATGGTCGCCCAGGTCGTCGCCCCCGGCGGGATGCCGGCGCCGCCAGGAGCCCTGCAGGCCACCATCCAGGGCGTGATCGCCGGCGCGATCCCGCCGCCCAAGTACACCGATCCGGAGAGCGGCCGCACCTTCACGCTCGACCCGACCTCGGGCTCGGTCCTAGAACTGCGCATCCCGAACACCATCACCGAGCGCCTCCAGGCCCAGCAGCTCCTGGGCATCGGCCAGACCGAAAACCCAGCCGGGCGGAAGGCGTCCGGGCAGGCGCCTCCGAAGCAGGAGACCAAGAACGACCAGCCCGGTGGGCGGCCCACCATCACCGAATCGAAGAAATAGCCACCCCGGCCGGGCTCCCCCGATTCGGTCCCTCACTTGCAAGTGAGCCGCGTCTCCCTCCACACTCGTTCCCATGTGCATGGGCGCCTCCCCGAGCAAAGGTCCAGACCCCTGGCAGGCCGAGGACGATCATCGGACCCTCACACGCGCCGCGGAAGTCCAGGCGGACCCCGCCCGGATGAAGGGCGTCGTCAAACACCATTCCAAAATGAAGAAAGCGCTCAGCAACGTGAATCGCACGATCGGGGCGAGTAAACGGATGGGCGGAGGATCCCGATGACCGACAAGCACGGCAAGGCGATCACCCCCGGCTGCACGGTCAAGCTCCCCGATGGGACCAAGGCCCACGTCAGCGGCACGCTCTCCACGCGCGCGACGCTGGCGAAGGCGAGCGAGGTCGAGGTCATCGATCACCAGGGCGGCGCGAAGGCGGCGGACGGGGACTCGATTATCTGGGGATCCTAATGACGGACAGAAATGGGAAGCCGATCACTGTGGGCTGCCGGGTCAAGAATCCGGACGGCTCGACCGGCCGGATCACCGGTGTCGTGACCACCAAGGCGCGGGTCCACCTAGCGAGCGAGGTCGAGGTGATCCCCGAGCACACCCATGGCGACAAGGCTGGCGACGGCGATACGATCGTCTGGGGCACCTAGTGCCGCCGTTCACCCCCTACGCCTCCGACGCGCAGCGGCGCTTTTTCCACACCGACACCGCGGCGGCCAAGGGGATCAGCGCTGAGGACGTCGAGGGCAAGGACCAGGTGAGCAAGGGGCGGAAGCTCCCGAAGAAACTCGGCAAGGTCGCTCCAGTGCAGCGCGCGCTGATGAGTGGAGGACGGTGAGATGGCAAAACCCTTCGGTGGCAAAGGCGCAGCGCCCTTCGGCAAGAAAGTCTCGGGCGGCAAGGGCATGAGCAAGGGCGGGCGGAAGTAGATGGCCGACGAGTACCCCTCGGGGTACCCCACTCCACCGACGTCGCCTGCCAAGGATCTGCCTGAGCCGGCGAAGCCGAAGTCGCTCCACGCCAACGCCGTCCGCAACATCAACAGCGAGGGCTTCAGCGTCAAAGACCTCTCGACCGACACCACCGGCCCGATCGGTAACCAGGCCACGGTGCACCAGGCGATCAACAGGCAGGTCGAGCAGCGCAACGCGACCTCGAAGAAGATGCAGGCCGCCGACGAGAAGCAGCGCTCACGTCCCTATATCACCGGCCGGAGCCTGAGCAAGTAGATGCCTGGATCCTTCTCGGCCCCCGCGGCGTCGGTCGCCTCCGACACCCCGCTCGACGGCCCGCCGCCCTCGCCGACCGCGATGAGTAGCGCGCCCCCGGGAGGCGGATCCTTCGGCATGAAGGGGCTCGCCGGCCCGCAGCCTGTGGCCGCCGGCCAGATGCCCCCCGAGGTCTTGACCGGGATCACCCAGGCGGCCTCGACCATTTCGCAGACCCTGGACAGCTTCGCGCAGGTCACCCCCGACAAGGCGACGCAGATCGCCCTGATCAAGGAACTCCTGCAGCAGTATCTCTCGGAGATCATGGTGGCCGGCGGCGGCCCTGTGTCTCCAACCGCCCCCGGTGCCGCGCCGCCGATGGGGGGGATCGACAAGGGCATCGCGGGACCTGGCGCGGTGTAGTGGCAGAGGCGCTGGCCTCGGGATCCCCCCGAGAGGCGCTGGCCTGAACACACACGGAGAGACTCCATGATGACACGATGGTTGCGGTGGTGGACCCAGTCGCCCGACGGCCTCCTCTGGGGGGCGTTCGAGGACGGGCAAGCCTTTATCGCTGGCGTGCTGGCGAAGCTCCCCGAGGGGCAACGCGCACAGGCGAAGGCGATCTTCGATGCAGCGGAGGCGAAGGACGCGGTCACCCTGATCGGGGACGGCGCGCTGGCTCGCTCCGACTACAGCAAGCACATGGATACGATCAAGACGCAGGATCAGGAGCTGAAGGACAAGCTCGCGGCGGCGACACAGCTCTACGAGAAGAACGATGCCTGGTACAAAGCCAACGCCACTGCGCTCCAGGAGTACCCCACCCTCAAGTCCGAGGTGGAGCGCCTGAAGGCCGGCGGCGGGGGTGGCGATGACGACGACGACAAGGAGAAGAAGGTGACGCTCGACAAGAAGAGTATCGAGGACACCATCAAGTCCCTGCTCGGCGCCGAGCTGGATCTCCAGCTCTCCGACCGCGAGCGGGGCTACGTCGACGTCGTGGCGTTCATGCAAGACACCGGGGGATCCCACCTCAAGATGTTTGGGGAGCTGCCCTCGATGCGCGAGCTGACCGCCAACCCGAAGCTCGGGAAGCCGATCCTCGGCCAGCCCGGGCGGGTGTTCTCGCTCCAGGATGCCTACAACGAGAAGTACGGCACCCAGGTCCAGGCCAAGGCGAAGGAAGCCCACGACAAAGAGATCGAGGCGGAGGTCCAGAAGCGGCTGGGCGAGGAGCGCTCCAAAAATGGAGGTCAGCCCTTCCCCCTGCGCGGACAGGCCCCATCCGTCCTCGACGTCCTCGACACCAAAGAGGGCGCGGCCGCCCACACCCTCGACACCGCCGTGGCGGCGTACGAGAGTCTGCAATCCGGCCGCGGTCTCGGCGCCACATAGAAGGAGTCCCCGATGCGTAGCGTACTCACGGGAATCGGAGCAGGCTGTCGCTGGCTCGGGGCCCACCCCCTAGTGACCGCGCTCCTCTTCCTCGTCGTTGCCCACTTCGTCCACCCAGGGGCACTGACCCTGGTCCCCATCGCGCTGGCGATCCAGCTCGATGACGTGAACACCGTCACGACCAAGGAGATCATGCCGGGGGTCGTCGACGGCTACTTCAAGGGCGGGCCCTGCATTGCGATGTGCAAAGCGCGGTTCACCCGGAAGTGGATCGGCCCGCAGATCCAAGAGAACTTCATGTTCAAGCCAATGAAGGGTGGCGCCTACAAGAAGGGCGCGACCTTCAATACGGATCGCCGGCAGACCCGTACCGGCCTGCTGTTCACCCCGCGCTACTACGAGGTGAACGTCACCGAGTTCCTCGAAGATCTCGAAGTCGAGATGGCCGGCCCGCGCGCGGCCTTCAGCGTGATCCGCACCGACATGCAGCAGGCGGCCCTGACGATGTCGGCGATCCTGGAGATCGCCTTCTACCGGCATGGCCAGGCGCTCCCGGGTGACGATCGCTCCGCCGAGATCAACGGGATCGAGGAGGGGTACAACGACGGCATCAACGCCTCCTGGGCTGGGAACGTCTTCCCGAGCTACGGCGGTCAGACCCGCGTCGACGTGACCCCCGCGCTCAACCCCCCGGTCGGCCTGATCCAGCCGCTCAACACGACGATGTCGTATCGCGTGCTGCGGCATTCCTACTTCTCCTGCGTCATCGGCAACGAGGCGCCGGGGGTGGGGATCACCACCAACCGCCTGATGGGGTTCATCGCCGAGAACTTCCTCCCGCACCAGATCATCGACACCACCCAGCCCGAGATCAACTGGCCTGGCCTGAAGTTCGACAAGGCCACGATCATGATGAGCCAGTACGCCCCGGGGCAGGACGGCGTCAATGATCCCGACCTCGGGAACTACCTCGCGACCGGCGAGACGTTCGCGTGGCTGAACTTCGGTCCCCAGGGCGATGACGCCTACATCCGTCTCTACATCGCGCAGTCGAGCAAGTTCGCCTTTGGCTTCACCGGGTTCAAGGGCGCGCGTGAAGACAACCAGGTCGCCGGCCAGCTGCTCTTTGGCGGCAACCTCACCCTGAAGGCGCTCCGCCTCTCGCGGATCCTCCACGGGTTCACGGCGTAGGCCGGGAAGGGAAGAAGGACACAGCCCATGAGCCCATCCCGCTACGAACAGCCCGCCTTCTATCTGCAGTCGGGGGATCCGGAGAACGAGAACGTCCCAGCCCTCGCCTATCCCGGTCAGCTCGGGATCCGCTTCACGATCGTCAGCCCGCTGCGCGGCGCGCCCGGCACCGCGTCGGGCACCGCCGGCCGCTCCAAGCGGTACCAGATCGTGAAGACCGACTCCACCATGACGGTCGCTCCCTACCCGGGTGCGGTCGCCTTCTGGGGCGACAAGTCGCAGTACGTCGTCACCACCACCAACCCGACCAGCGCGTACGGGCGCAACCGCGTCGCCGGCAAGTTCAGCAACGCGATCACGCCAGGGAACATCGGCTGCGTCCAGTTCGAGGGCCCCGGCGCCGTGAAGCTGGCCGACAACGTGACCCAGGCCAACGTGCTGGCGGGCGCCTACGTGATCGCGGATCCCGGCGGCGTCAACGGCAAGGCCAACGTCACGGCGACCGGCACCGCGCCGGTGACCACGCCGCTCGGGACGGTCTCCTCGCCACTGGCGTTCAACACCGCCGACCTGACGGTGATCGTCGACCTGAACGTCCCGGAAACCACGTAGAGGGAGGACCCGATGCCGCTCGACCGTTCGATCGGGAACTACTTCGACAACACCCATGCGCATCTGGTGCGGGTGATGCGGTGGACGGGGCCCGCCAGCTACGTCGCCGGCGGCGAGGACGTCTCGCCGTCGGTCTTCGGGCTGGGCAAGGTGATCTCGGTTCAGCACGGCAACGCGACCGACGGGACCAACCTGCGCACCATGGCGTACAACCCGGCGACCGGCAAACTGCAATGGTTTGTCGGCACCACCGGGGTCGAGGTCGCCGGTGGGCAGAACCTCTCGACCTACCTCGGCTCCCTCGTAGTCTTCGGGAACTAACCCTGGGGTCATGTGGCCGCACAGACCTTTGGTGACTGCTGGCGGCGGGTACGCCTCTATGTGCCCGCCGCCCCGACCTTCCTCTGCCGCGAGTGGGTGAACGTCTCCTACAAGCGGATGGCGAAGGCCCGCCATTGGAGCTTCCTCCGGGGCGAGCTGCGCCTCACCATCAACGCCGCGCGCGCCATCCCGGTCTGCACAGTCACGCGCGGATCCCCCACCGTCACCAGCGCCGGCTTGTTCCTCGCGGGCGACGCCGGCCGCCAGTTCCGCGTGGGATCCGCCCCGCTCTACACCGTTCAGACGTTCACCGACGTCAATACCCTGCAGCTCGACATCCCCTACGGCGAAGCCAGCAGCGCGATCGCGGTGGCGTCGATCTTCGACGGCTATGTGACGATGCCGCAAGACTTCGAGAGCTTCCGGCTGATCGCCGACCCCTCCAGCCAGCGCCGACTGGCCTGGTGGATCACCGAGGACCAGGTCAATGTGCTCGATCCGACCTGGTCGGTGAGCGATTCTGGAGCCAGATGCCTGGTCGCGCGCGGGGGCGGGTCGACCTACACCCCGACCCTCGGGATGGTGCAGTACCAGTTCTGGCCCCGGCCGACCGCCGCGCGCAGCTACCCGGCGATCTACAATAAGCAGGCGGCGCTGCTCGACGACACCTCGATCCTGCGAGGGGTGCTCTCCGACCAGATCGAGGTGCTGGTGGATGGGGCGCTGGCGGAAGCGGCGCTGTGGCCGGGGACGCAGGATCTCCCGAATCGCTACTTCAACCCGGTCGTCGCCAAAGAGAAGAAGCTCGCGTTCCTCGACGGCGTGCAGCACCTCAGCCTCCGCGACGACGACCAGGCGCCCGACGACCTCGCCACGGTAGACTGGTCGCACTGGCCCCTGGCCGATCTCGCGTTCAACGATGTCAGCCTCCGCTCGACCGACGCGACGGTGGGGGATTATTTCTAGGGAGTGAGCACAATGGGTGATCTGAAAACGCCGTGGAACAATCCCGTCTACCCCGACACCTCCGACCTGGGCGGCGCCGGCGTGGTCTCGCGCGGGTCCGACCCCAACGCGGACGGCGACAACGGCGCAGGGATGGGGATCGATCCCCTGTGGCCGGCCGACAAGCGGGCGACCACCAACGATAGTCAGGCGGAGAGCAGCAACAGCGTCTCCGGGCTGCCCTCGCTGCCGAACCGCTTCGAGCCGACGGAGAAGAACATCGAGAACGTCCCGGATCTGACGCGCCGCTCGCCGGGCACGATCGACCAGAAGTAGGAGGGATCCGATGGTGCGATCCTTCACGCTCACCGCCGCTCAGGTCGCCGCGGGCCCGATGCGGCTCTCGGCCGTCTACGGCGACGGGCCGACCACCGTCAACGCCGCGCACGACATCCCCTATCGCCAGCTGATCCTGCAGGGGGAGGGCGCGACGCTGATCAGTGGGGATCCCAACGTCGACCCGATCTCGGCGAGCCTCTATGGCACCTCGCTCCTCGCCGCCGGCGTCCTCGTCCTGGGCCCGTTTCCGGACGGGCCGCTCAAGCTCTCAGGGATCTGGGCCTCGGGCACCGGACCCCTGCACATTCTCGCGGTTCCGTACTGAGGGCACACCATGAACCTTGTAGGCATCTTTCGACGCACCGCCTCGACGACCCTCAGCGTCGGCAACATCACCGCCGACGCGACTCGGCCGCGGCGGATCGAGTGGTACGACGTCACGGTGGGATCCGAGGCGGCGGCCGCCGACAATCCCTTCCTCTGGGTGTTCCAGCGCTGCACCACGGCGGGGACCGCGACCGCCCTCACCCTGAACCCAACCGACCCGGCCGACGCCGCGACCGAGCAGGACGCGGGCGTCAACCATACGGTCGACCCGACCTATACCGCGAACCTGATCATGCTGGACATCCCGCTCAACCAGCGCTCGACCTTCCGCTGGATCGCGACCGAGGGTGGGCGGATCATCACGCCGGCGACCGCGTCCAATGGCCTGGGGATCTCGACCCCCACCTCCTCTGCGTTGGCGGTGACGGCGACGATCCATGTCAACGAGCGGTAAACCGATCACCGGGTACGCGCAGACCTTCACCCCGGAGAAGGTCATCGAGCGCGACACGACGACCTGCGGCCATTGCCAGCGGGTGGTGTTCGTCAAGCCGGGCACCGCCTGCACGGTCTACCTGATCTTCGATCGGGCGAGCTGGTCCTGGAAGGAAGAGGCGGGGGCCTTCTGCCGGCAGTGTATGCGCCCGGTCTGCCTCGCGCACCGCTGCCTGGATCACTGCCTAGTGTGGGAGAAGCAGCTCGAAGCCAGCGAGGCGCGCGACCGACTGCGCCGTGCGGTGACGGGCTAGTGGCTGTCGGCTGGGCCGGCAACCAGGTGATGGACATTGCCACCGGGCACTCGGTCAATTTCCCGCCGGCCGACTACAAAGCCTCCTGCAAGTTCACCAACACCGCCGGCGTCGACCTGATCATCACCACCCTCTATGCGGTCTGGTTCTACCCAGTCGGGACCCAGGGCGGGATGCACCAGAAGGGGATCGTCTACTCCGACAACGCGGGCGTACCCGACGCCCTCCTCCACGTCACCGACGAGATCACCTTTATCAACAATAGCGCGGTCGCCATGCCCTTCTCGACGCCGTGGACATGGACAGCCGGGACCACGCTCTGGCTCGGCGTGATCGCCGACAGCGGCGCGGCGTCGACGCAATTCATCTGCCCGAGCCTCACCGGGGGGATCCTCTACAACTCGAACAGCTACGCGAGCGGGCCAAGCAACCCGTACGGCACCCCCAGCGTCGCCGACTTCGTCTATGTGATCTGGGCCGAGGGGTACGATGGATCCAACAAGCTCGGACGCATCTCGATCGGTGGCTTCACTGGAGGAAACTATCTCAAGCTCGACGCGCATTATGAACGGTTCCAGCTCGGAGGCGTTCCCTCCGCGCCGATGGGCGTGGCAGCGAGCGTCTCGGTCAGCCAGATCCAGGTGTACATCACCGCGACGCTCGGGGGTGTCAATTCGCATTGTGCGATCTACGCCGACGACGGCGGCGGCAGCGGAACGCCCGGCACCGCGACGCTGCTCGGGGTGTCCAATGCGCTGAGCGCCTTTGTCGCGAACACCTGGCACGTCTACACCTTCTCCTCGCCGATCGTCCTAGCGGCAGGGCACTACTGGCTCGCGTTCATCACGGATCTCAGCGGGGGCACGACCAACGTCACCAACTGGAATGGTGAGCTGTCCTCGGCCGCGGCCGCGCAGACCGACGCGAGCTTCTACACTTGGCGCAACCCGATCACCATCACAGACCCCTTCCTCTCCGATCAGCGGCCCTTCGGGATCAGCATCTATGCTGACTACACCCTGACGGTCGGACCCGATCAGTTCGTCTTCCCGCAGATCCCGATGATGCCGCGCAGCCGGCGCTCGGTGGTGCCCTACTAATGGCTCTGGACTGGATCCCCACCTTCCCAAGTCAGGTCCCCCATCGGCGCTTCAAGCAGCCGGGGCTGGTGGTCGGGCCGTTTACCGTGTCGGTGATCCCGGTCCCAGTCGTCCCCGGGCTGCTGGCGTTCCAGGCGACCTACCCGAACCAGGTCCCGCACCGCCATAGCCAGGTCGCGCGCACCGAGCGGGTGACGCCGACGATGTTCACGGGGGCGATCGCGCCGGTGAGCTGGGCGCCGACCTTCCCCAACCAGGTGCCCCACCGCCACCTCGCGACGGCCGCGCGCACCACGATCGCCGAGCCGCCGCCCAGCGCCAACGTCGTGATCGGGCAGCAGCTCGCCTGGCAGGCGCGCTACCCGTCGATCGTGCCGCACCGGATCCCCCTCCAGCCCGGCGGCGAGACCGCCCCGCCCAATCTCCTCCCGGGGGTGGAGGCGCTGGGCTGCCTGGAGCTGGTCGACGTCACGCTCACGAGCCCGGCGCTGCTGGAGGAGACCCTGACGGCGCCCACCTTCCTGCACGAGACGCTCGGATCGCCGGCCCTGCTGGATGAGGATCTCTGCTGATGACTGAGCTGCCCCCGATCGACGAGCAGGAGACGGGTCGCTATACCGCCGTCATCGTCGGCAACGACGGGGTGACCCCGCTCCCGGGCGCCGTGCTCTCGACCCTGGTCCTCACGCTCTATGCGATCAAGGCCGACGGCACCGACCAGGTCATCAACGGCCGCAACAAGCAGGACGTGCTCAACGCCCACGATGTGACGGTGAGCGCCGGCGGGGTGGTCGTGTGGACGGTGCAGACTCTGGACACCACGCTGGTCGAGGCGATCCCCTTCGAGCGGCACATTGCGCTCTTCGAGTGGACCTGGCCCAGCGGCGTGGGCAAACATGAAGTGGTGATCGTGGTGCGCAACCTGCGCCGAGTCCCCTAATGGCCCTGAAGTTCATCGACTCCTTTGATCACTACCAGACCGCCGAGCTGTCGGCGAAGTGGACGAACCTCGTGATCGCGCAGGGGATCCGCCCCGGCGTCGGCCGCTGCGGATCGCAGGCCATGGAGATGGGCGGCCCCCCGATCGGCGGCGTCGAGAAGGGGATCGCCTTCAACAACATCACGGGGATCCTCGGGTTTGCCATCTACGTAGTAACACAAACCTTCAACCAGACGGTGATCTGCCACTTCGGATCCGCGCTCGGGTCCAGCGTCCAGGTCTACCTCACGCGCCAGACCGATGGCAGCTTGGCGGCCTGGCGCGCGGATCCCGGCAGCGTGCTC